CTTCACGCCGCGACCATACGTTCTCTTGCCGCAGCAGTCTGCCTCCAAGATCACCCAGAACTTCGATGGCGAACCACACCAACACGCCATTGAGTCGATCCCGAACAAGCCGAAATGAGGTTTCCTGTCACCGACGGGCAGCTGGCGGCGATAGACGTACCTCCCCTGATTCGATCCCAGTTCCTGCCCCCGCTCAACCGAGCGATGGCGGCGTTCTCTATTGCGTCGGGCGAGCGGCCGGCGATGTTCGTCGCGCAGGTGGCGCACGAGTCTGGTCGGTTCCAGTTCGTCTCCGAGATCTGGGGTCCGACCCCGCAGCAGCTGAAGTACGACAACGGCAGCGAGCTGTCGCGCACGCTGGGCAACCAAGCCGGCGACGGATTCCGCTACCGCGGGCACGGGCTGATACAAGTCACTGGACGCGCCAACCATGAGGCGGTGGCGCGCAGGTTCGGCATCCCCATTGAGGACATCGTTGGCTGGCTGACGCACCCAGAGGGCGCGTGCCTGTCCGCCGCCCACTACTGGGCGAGCCGCGGGTGCAACGAGCTGGCGGATGCGTTCGACTTCGTCGGCGTGACCAAGAAGATCAACGGCGGCCTGAACGGTCTATCCGAGCGCGTGTCCCTGTACCAGAAGCTGGTTCTGCAACCCTGAGCGGATGGTGTTATACTTGGCGCTTGGCGTCTAATAACCGGGAGGGCTGGTGAAGTACACATACTTGGCGTGTCCGTATTCGCATCCTGACTACATGGTGAGGGACCGACGCTATCGAGCGGTCACCAAGTGCGCCGCGCAGCTGATGCGCGATAGCGACCTCGTGGTCTACTCACCGATCACCCACTCGCATCATCTCTCCGATTACATCAGCGCACGTCCGCACCACTTCTGGATGCGGCAGTGCATGCCGTTCCTCGCGCACGCTGCCGAGCTGTTGGTGCTGCGCCTCGACGGGTGGGACAAGAGCCGCGGCGTGGACGAGGAGGTGCTCATTGCTGCGAAGCTGGGCATCCCGATCAATTTCATCGACGAGATTACGCAGTGAGCGGAGAGCAGACTCCTCTGGCAGACCTGCCGGGTCGATGGCTCACTGGTAAGAGGCAGGACGCGTCGGTGCTGCCGGTGGACGCTACTGCTCGCAAGGGGATCCCGCTATGCACCGGGGTGCTCGACTATTTCCCGGCGGCGCTGGCCGAGATAGCGAAGATCTCGAAGGTCGGCAACGACCAGCACAACCCGGGCGAGCCGCTGCACTGGGCGCGCGGCAAGTCGATGGATCAGGCCGACACGATCGTTAGGCACCTGATGGAGCGCGGGACCGTCGACACCGACGGCTGCCGGCACTCCGCCAAGATGGCGTGGCGCGCTCTCGCGTTGCTCCAGCTGGAGCTCGAAGAGGCCGGCGCTCCAATGGCGCGGGGCGCACAGTGACCGTTATCGCTGCCAACCTGCGTGAGATGGCGGGAGACAGCCGGGTCACGGCCGGCAGCCTGTTCTTCACCGCAGACAAGATCTTCAAGATCGGAACGTCGCTGGTGGGAATGGCGGGCGACGCCGGGTTGACGAACAAGTGGTTGGCGTGGTTTCGGAAGGAGTGCCCGTCCGACGAGGTAGCAATGACTCTCGACGAGGAGCACACGTTCATCGGGCTCGTGCTCACGACTGACGGTCTGCTCGTGTACACAGATTGCAGCGAGCCAGACAAGTTGAAGGACAAGTTTTTCGCGATTGGCACCGGAGCAGACATTGCGATGGCCGCGATGGCGCTGGGCAAGAGCCCGACCGAGGCGGTGAAGCTGGCGTGCGCTCTGGATCCAATGCACTGCGGGCTGCCCGTGAAGACAATGGAGATCGCAGCACCGCAGAAGCGAGTGCGGCGACCGAAAATCGTAACCGCGCACACCAACCCAACACAAGGATCTCATGGCGAACACGCCCCTGACCAAGTCACAAGCTAAGGCGGCAGTCGCCGAGGTGGAAAAGCACGGCACCGTCATCAAGGCCGCGGCCGAGATGGGGATCTCGCGCGGAGCTCTGGAGGGGCGCCTGCGCGCGGCCAAACTGTTCGGGATCAAGGCGCCGAAAGTGGACGCAAAGACCCGTGCCGCGGCGCGCGTAGCGATGGTGGAAGTGGAGGCGCCGGCGGAGCTGGACAGAATGAGGGACGAGGTCTACGAGCTGCGCGCACAGATCAAGGCGTCGCGCGCCGACTCGATCGACGTCGAGTACGTCAAGCGGAAGATTCTCGGTCTGAGCGAAGCGGCGCTGTCTGCCGCCCACCCTGAGTGGCTGCTGGGCCCGGTGCGCGGCAAGTCGCTGCCCGGTGTGCCCATTGCGTTCTGGTCCGACTGGCACTGGGGGGAGACGGTGTTTCCTGATCAGGTCAACGGCGTCAACAACTTCGACCTGAGCGTGGCCCGCGACCGGGCGCGCAAGCTGGTGTCGTTGACGGTGCAGCTGCTCCAGAAGCACGTCGTCAACCCGAAGTACCCGGGGATCGTCGTGTGCCTCGGAGGAGACATGGTGACGGGCGACATCCACGAGGAGCTCAAGGAAACGAACGACGTGCCGACGCTGTCGGCGCTGCTCGACCTGTTCGGCGTGCTGTGCTGGTCGATCAAGACGATCGCCGACCAGTTCGGCCGGGTGTTCCTGCCGTGCGTGCCGGGCAATCACGGCCGCACTACGCGCAAGCCGCAGGCAAAGAACCGGGCGTTCACCAACTACGACTGGCTGCTGTACCAGCTGCTGGCGCGGCACTTTGAGGGCGACGCGCGAGTCAACTTTTTCATCCCCGACGGCCCGGATGCGCTGTTCTCGGTGTGCGGACACAGGTACCTGCTGACGCATGGCGACCAGTTCCGCGGCGGAGACGGCATAATCGGTGCCATCGGGCCCATCACGCGCGGCAACCAGCGCAAGCTGGCGCGCAACAGCTCCATCAATCGCGGCTACGACACCATGTTGCTTGGGCATTGGCACCAGTACATGCCTCTGCATCGCACGCTGGTGAACGGCAGCTTGAAGGGCTACGACGAGTACGCAAACGTCAACAACTTTGGGTTCGAGCCGCCCATTCAGGCGCTGTGGCTGACCCATCCTGAGCACGGTGTTACAATGCACCTGCCAGTATACTTGGAGACTCACCCCGGACGAGACGCATCGGCCCCGTGGGTTCAGTGGCAAGACAAGACATAGGGGGTAGCATGCTACAGTTGATTCTGTATGGACTCTTCGCGGCCGGGCTCGCGTTCGGCGGCATGAAGATATGGACCGGGTTCACCGGGCAGTACGTCGCGCAGGGCGCCGCGGCGCAGCTGGAGGCGGACGCTCCGTTGATCGAAGCGGCCAAGCGAGCGGCCACGCTGGCCACCACGCGCGCCGAGCAGGCGGAGGCCGACGCCAGAGCGGCGACTGCGGCAATCGCCGCACAGAATGCGGCCATTCAGGCGGCAAACGCCGCAACGGAAGGCGCCGTCAAGGCGGCGCGAGCTCAATCCATCCTGTACGCCAGCGAGCTGGCCCGCAATCAGGGGCGGATCTCGAAGCTGCAAGCGCAGGTCAAGGCGGCTCCGGCGTCCAACCGATCGTGTCAGGAGGTGCTATCTGCGACCGACGCCATCCTGACCGAGTCTCTCATTTCGAGGAAGCAGCCATGAAAGGTGACCGCCGCATGTACGACAGGATCAGCGACCGCCGCGCAAACGAAAGGATCACGATGGGGTGGCCGTGCTGGATTGGGGCGGCGTTCGTCCTGCTGGCATGCGTTCTGCTTCTGCTCATTGTTGTCGGGTGCGCCACTCCGGAGACGGTGGTGCAGACGCGCACGGTCACGACCAACGTGAGCATCCCAGTCCCGGTGGCGTGCGTCTCGCGCGAGGACGTGCCCAAGCTGCCGGTGGCGACGCCGATCGACGTCAGCAAGGCAAGCACAGACCAGAAGGCCGGCGCTGTCTCGATCGACGCCGAGCAGTTCGAGCGGTACGCGAAAGCGGTTTCCGCACTGATCGAGCACTGTATTCAGACTGGAGGGTCAAAATGAAACGCATCGTTGCCGCATCACTAGCGGCGTTTTCGTCCTACGGATGGTCACAGCAGCTGGTGGCCGTTGCTCCTCCGAACGATAACACTGGCATCGTTATCGTGGCGCTCATCGCGTTATCGGTGGGCGGGCTGCTCTATTTGAAGCGAAAGCGGCCTGAGTTGCTGGCCAAGATCGAGGCTCGCGTTCAGGCGCTCATCAAGCGCAAGCCGAGCGCGCCAAGCGTTCCGGCAGCCGCGGTCGATCACTTCGTCAGCCAGCCGGCCGATCCAGCGATGTACGCGTGGCTGGTGGCGGAGAACGAAAGGCTGCGCCGCGTCATCGAGCAGCTACAGGCACAGCAGTCTGCAACCATTCCCATCCCGTACGACCAACCCGGTTTTCTCAAAGCGTAAAGGAGCACCATGTTCACTCAAGCCCAAATTGCTGCCATCACGGCGGCCTTCCAGCAAGCCCTACAGGCGCTCGCTTCCGCTTCGCCTACCCCTGTGACGGCCGTCGTCCCACAGGATCCTGTGGCGGCTCCTGTGCTGCCCGGATTCGACGAGGCGTACTACTTGCGGACGAACCCCGACGTCGCCCAAGCGGTGGCCCGAGGTGACTTCACCAGCGGAGCCCAGCACTACGCGCTGTACGGCAAGAACGAGCGCCGCTCCGCCGGCACGACCACCCCGGTGATGGTGACGATCCCGACGACGCAGATCACATACACGGCCGGGCCGGGCGGGTGGCGCGTTGACGACGTGGTCCCGCCGGGAACGCCGGGTACCGTGACGATTCCGAAGACGCAGCACACGCTGTCGCTGCCGCAGCCAAACCCCGCTGACCCGGGGAGAGGCGAGATGCTGGTCGGGTACATCGCCCGCGTCAGCAAGCAGTGCGGCGCCGCTACGTTCCCGACGGGTCTGGGTGCTCTATTCCTCGGCACGGCGCACCTGTTCCAGCCGGGAAGACCGCATGACACCGCGGGCACCTACTGGCCGGAGGCGGCCGACCGCTACTACAATCAGGCGGCCTACCAAACCGCGGAGCAGAACGCGGCCGACGCCCGGGCGCTGGAGGAGTTTGCGAACCAGAGGCCCGGCACGGTGGACGTGGGGAGCACCAGAAGGACGCCCCCGGTTGTCGTCGCTCCGCCCACGACTCCGCCGGAAGGCGAGGACGTCGCGATCGGCTGATACCCAAACTGCGTACGAACGTACCCAAAATGAGAACGGCGCCCTTTTGAGGCGCCGTTTCTTTTCGTCGTCAACCGACGGGATCTACCGCGGTTTCGGAACAAGCTCGTACGCGTTCCAACTGGTGCAGGTCAACGTGTAGTCTGTGCCGATCCTCTTGAGCTTGGGCCCGACGCAGCCGGCGATGGTGAACACGACCACGTTGGACCCCGGGCACCGCACTTCCAGCTTGTCGGTTCCCGGCGGCACCTTGAAGGTGGGCTTCTGGGTGTTGGCTGGATCGCAGATCGCGAACGTGATGGGGGCGGCCATCGCGCCGGCGGCGAACAGCGCAACCGCGCCGCCGATCGTCAGGGCCACCCACACGGCTGGGCGAATCATGCCCGCAGCTCCTTGATGTCGGCCGCCTTCAGGTTGGAGATGAACCGCTGGACCGTGCCTTCGCTCTCGTAGACCGGGAGCGTTTCGACGTACACCCAGCCGCGGGACAGCGCCGCGTGAGCCGCGCGCCAGTTCTCGCTTGGCTCGTAGACCGCCTGCGGGCCTTTGGTCAGGCACTTCTCGGTGAAGTTGAGGGCGTCTGCCCGACTGGCAAACTCAGTGTTCGAGCGTTGGATCTGGTAGAGCGAGCGCATGGTGACTCCTTTCAGGTGGTGGTTGGACTGCTAGGGGTGATGGTCAGCGGCTTCGCCAGAGTGACGTAGACCGCGGCGTACTCTCCGACCGCAACGCGAAACACGCAGTCTCGCATGGCGGACAGGACGTCTTCAGGGTCCAGCGGCCGGCTTGCCTTGCCGGGGGATCCGTCCGGGTACTCGATGGTGACGACGAGCTTGCTCATGTTGTCTCGGAGATGGGAACCGCTCTCAATTAGTATACAGCAAACCGGCGGCATTGATCGCGTCGAGCACTTGGCACACGCGGCTGGCGGACACCGGGATCTGTCCCATCCAGCGGGGTTCGTCGGGGTCGACGTTCTCGCTGACCCAGTCCCAGCCGGCTTTGGTGAGCGGGCGGAGGAGCACGAGCGAGCCGTGATCGGTCCAGACGAAGTCGGGCGCCGGGCGATCCTCGCCCCGGTCAGGTTTTTTGGCGAACGAGCTGGTTGTCATGGCATATCCTTGTTGTCACGGGGATTCAGAATCTGAAGCCGCGGCGTTCTGCGGCGGCGATGATGCGATCGGCGAACGGCCAGAGCGGCATCAGGAGCATGGCCAGCGGGAACCCGACGCAAATGGCGAGGACGAGCAGCCAGCCCGAGACAGGGCGCTTGTCGTCAGGCACCCATTGGTACAAGGGGTCAAGATGGTGACCCTCGTGGCGGATGGTCATGCGCCCACCCGGTTGACAGCGTGGTTGACAATCTGGGCGGCCACAACGTAGTACGAGTTGGGGTCCAACTGGTGGAGCAGAGCGAGGATCTGGGCTGTGGTCATGTCGGTTCTTCCTGTTGAGTGCAGAGCGCACTGCGGAGGGCGGCGAACGCCCTCGACGGTGGGTTCAGCGGCGACGGAACAACTTGCTCGCGCTGGCGGCGCGGACGGCGTCCAGCTCGGCGTACAGCTTGCCGGTGTAGACGGTGCGTTCGTCGCCGTGCGCCTTCAGGGCGGCGAGGATGTCGTTCAGCGCGTATTGCAGCGCGTCGGCGCGCGAGCTGACGGTCCAGCGGCGGGCGTAGAACGGCGTCCACTGGGCAAACGACTCTTCGTAGGTGCGGGGTTGTGCGTTCACGGGATCTCCGGGGTGGGCGGGTTAAGAGACGGTGGCGTAGAGGGCGTAGGCCGAGAGCGCGGCGTGCAGCTGGGTCGCGTCCTTGAGGGTCGCGGCGCCGATCTCGACGCGGGAGCTGCCGTCAACGAAGACGACCGAGTAGGTTTCGCTTTCGTCGGTCAGGATGGTCTTGACGATCGTGGTTTGCATTGTGAGTCTCCGGTTGGGGTGGGGGGTCAGGCGCGGTTGGCGGGACCGACGAGGCGGGAGCGGGCGGCCATGTAGCCGCGGTAGTCGCCGGAACCGCGGGCGTTGCCGATCCACGCAACGTGGATGACGCCGCCTTTGGTGATGCCGTAGAAGCGACCGAGGTTGGACTGGCCCGGGAGGCCGAAGCCGGCGCTGACCCACTGGCCGCGCTGGAGGTGCTTGATCAGTTCCCGCGGGAACGACCAGATGTCGATGGTCTTGGCGAATTTCATGGAATCTCCTGATGGTGGGGTGGTCGGTACTGGGGCCAGCATGCGCCGGCCCCGGGATCCTGTCAAGCGACTTCTTTCGGGAACGTCGGGCGGGCCAGCACGGTTTGCAGGACGCCGTCGCGCTCGCTGTGCTCCTTGATCGTCCACTTGGCGGTGACCGTCTCGCCCTTTTCCCAGCCGTGCGAGCCCTTGTAGACGACCACGTTGCCGTTGTCGGTGTGGCCGACGTTCAGGTACGAGCAGCCGGCGCCGTAGGTGTAGGGCTCGAACGTCATTACGAAGTCGACGGTGAACGTCACGTCCATGCGCTGGCCGACGACGCCAAAGTGCGCCGAGGACGCGCGGACGGCGTGCTTGTCGTAGGCTTCAACGGCGAGCGCGCGGCAGTCGTCGATCCAGAACAGCTGCTTGCCGGCGTTCAGGAGCGCGAGCGCCTTGCCCAGCTGGTTGCGGTGGTACGAGCCTTCCGGCGAGATGGCGTAGGCGCCGCGGATCAGCTCGACCGACTCTTCGTTGGCGGCGTGCCACTGCGCGTCGATCACGGCGCGCTCGGCGTCGCGAATGGCACGTTCTGCGTCGCGCTTCGCATCCTTCGCGGCTTGGCGCTTGGCGGCGGAGGCGACCAGCTTGGCCAGCTGCTCGGCGGTGTACAGCGGCGCATCGACGATCGCGCCCTTGCCCGAGCCGCCGCACTGGTAGCACGTCCAGCCGGTGTAGCGCCACGCTTCCGATCCGCCGAGCCCGCCGCAACGCGAGCAAGAGTGCTGCGAGCGGAAGTACGGCTTGCCGGTGGGCGACGTGACGTTGGTTTCCTGCGCGGCGCCGGTGCGGGTGAAGAGGGTCATGGGATCTCCGTTGTGGTATAATTGGTACTACACTCAAAGTGTACGTCAAGAAGATACAGGAGACTTTGATGTAGGTCAATAAAAGGAGACTCATTGAACACCCGACTTCTCTTGGCCGCGGTTCTCGCGGCAACGCTGGCGGCGTGCGGATCCAAGCCCGCGCCGGTCCCGGTCCAGCCCATCACTGTGCAGGCGCCCACTATCGTGGCGCCGGCTCCAGTGCAGGTTCCGACGGTGGTGGCTCCCGCCCCCGCTCCGGCGCCGATCGTCAAAGCAAAGCGTCTTCGCTCTGCGGAGCGTGCGGCGTACGCAAAGGCGAAGAGAAATGCCGCGCTGGCTGCCTGCCTGCTTGCGGTGGCTGATCGGAACGGCGACGTCTACGTCCGCGCCGGCAGCCTCACGCTACCCGCGCATGTCGTTCCTGAGACTGGGGACGCATGCCGGAAGCGTGCCCGCGTGCTATAATTGAGCTTGGATCGCAACCGTGCGGCCAAGTACGCCGGGACTTAAACCGGCAAGTTAGCGGGCCACCCGCCCGCTTGTCGCCGACCTCTGCATTAGCACGTCGGCGACTTTTTCCATGCTGGCCTCTCGTGCCCACGGGGCGCAGCCCCCTCCTCTGTCGTCACGAGGGGCATGAGATGGCCGGCACCCATCAACCGTAGAGCGCGCCAGCACAGGGCGCAGGGAGAACAGCAATGCCCGCATACAAAGACCAATCCGGTTTCCGAGCGCCGTACTTCAGGATGAAGCCGGGCACCGGGCAGACCGTCGCCTACACCGGCACCGCCGGCACGATCGCCAACCCGCTCGGACAGACGCAGGCCACGACCACGCTGACGTCGAACAACGTCACGCCGGCAGACGGCGACACCGTCAGCATCGGCGGGCAGGTCTACACGTTCAAGACCGCGCTGACCCCGACGGCAGGACAGGTGCTGATCGCCGGCTCGGCCGACGCGGCCCTGCTGAACCTGATCCGCTGTATCAACCACACCGGCACGGCGGGCACCGACTACGCGAACAGCGGGATCGGCGCCGCGGCGAGCACGCTCGTGACCGCCGCAGCCGCCGTCACCAACCACGCGTTCCTCATCACGACCATCGCCTACGGCGCGGCCGGCAACGCGATCGACTTCAAGACCCCGGTGGGCACGACACTGTCGTTCAGCGCGCCGTCTGGCGGCAGCGACAACGCCCGTAACACCTTCCTCGTGCGCGTGCTCTGCACGACGGCCGCGTTCATTCGCGTCGGCATCAGCCCGACCGCGGTGGCCGCGGACTACCCGCTGGCGGCGAACGTTCCCGAGAACATCCCGTGCTACCCGGGAGACAAGGTCAGCGCGATCCAAGTCGCGACTGGCGGGAACCTCTACGTTCACGAGCTTGATTAGGAGACGACATGGGAATCGACAAAGACGCATTGCACGTCGGCGGTGAAAATCTCTCCGGCTATCCGGGTCGCATCACGGTCGAGCACGACCCGGGCGACACGCTGGGCCTCGGCCTATACGTCCTGCCGTCGCGGGCGTCGAACAACGAACGCGCGACGGTCAAGCTGGGCGACTGGACGCTGGGACAGGACGTCAACGCCAACGGTAGCAAGAGCTGCTCGGTTGGCTGCGAAATGTGGCGCAGCAACATCCCGCTGATCATCGCCCCGACGGGCTCAATGGGCAACAACGGCGCGCTGACGTCTGGCACGGTCAATCCGCTCATCTACCTGAAGACGTACACATGGTTCCCGACGGGCGCCATCTTCACGGCGAGCCCGGCCGGCTGGTACTGGACGGTCTGGACGACGACGACGGCCGCAACCGTGTATCAGGAGACGTGGAACGGCACGAGCGAGCCGCAAGCCGTTGCCTCGCCCACCCTGTGGAGCAAGACCGGGCCCGGGGCGTTCACTGGACCCACCACTGAGGCCGCGTACTTCAGCGTCTCGCTGGCGGCGCTGGACGTCAACGCGCGGATTCGGATCCTGAAGAAGTTCAACGCGACGAGCAACGCCAACGCCAAGACGTCGCTGGTGCGGATGACCAACGTCGCCGGAACCACGTTCCACACCGACACACTGACGTCGCTGGCCGAGGTGAACAGCGACAAGACGATCCACGTCAACGGCGTGGCGGACAAGCAGATCGTGGGTGGCCTCGCTTTTGGCGCCACCGCGTTCGTTCGCGAAGCCGCCGCCCTGAAGGCGGAGACGACCAGCGCGGCGTTTGTGCTGGCGTTCACCGTTGCGAAGGGAACGGCCACCGACGTCGTCGTCATCGAAGCCGTCTCGGTGGTGCTCCAGTAGCATGTTCGGCATAGACGTCGGCGCCACAGCCGCGAAGCTGGGCGTCGACAACCTCTGGAAGACCGTCCAGTCGTTCACGGCCGGGCTGGTGGTCCCCAAGACCGTAGGCACCGGGATCAAGGTGGACACGGCGAACCCCACTTTCGGGTGGGCGGACATGACTGGCGCGATCGACCGGGCCATTGCCGGCGGCGGGTCGCCACCTGTGTGGTCGGCCTACAAGGGCAACATCTACCAGTATTCGTTCGGCACCGCCGCTGGCGTCATCGAGGTGTTCGTCAACTTCCACATGAGCCACGACTTTGTGCCGGATAGCGATTTCTACATCCATTCGCACTGGTCAACCGCTGGATCTCCTACCGGGCAGGCGAACTGGCTGTTCGAGGCCGTTGCCTCTGCGGGCTACGGGCGCGACGTGTTCGAGGGCACCGACGGGTCTGGCGCGTCCGTCACCGTAGGCGCATCCGGCGCCCCGGGCGGAGCCTTCAGCCACATGATTTCGGAGACGCTGCTGGCCACCGCCGGCGGGCTGGTTGTCGCTGGCGGGAACGTCTCGATCGCGTCCGGGTCTGGGGTGTTGACGTCCGCGTCGACACCGTGGACCGCTGACGACATCAGCAAGACGGTGCGCGTGCTCGGCGCCGGCGTCGCCGGAGCTCCTCTGGACACGTCGATCAGCGCGTACACCAGCTCATCGCAGGTGACGCTCGCTTCTGTGGCCAGCACGACGATCGTGGCGCAGCCCAACTTCCGCTGGCGGATCCTCGACAGCACTCACATTCTGGAGCCCGACGCGGTGCTGCTGGTGCGGTGCTGGCGCGACTCCGCTCGCGCGGCCGACACGCTGAACGTCGCCCCCTACCTGCACTTCGTTGACTGCCACTACCAGAGCAACGGAGTGTTTGGAACCAAGAACCGAAGCTACCCGTTCTACACATGAGCGTTGGCGCCTACATTCGCGAGGTGTTCGCGGACGTCCCGTGGTCCGAGCTGGGCCTGACGGTTGCCGGTGTGTGGCTGATGACCCAGCTGTACCGGATGCACGTCGACAAGGAGAGCCGCTTCCTGTTGTCGGACATGGTGGTAGACAAGCGCGGCCGCGCCGACCTGTACAAGCTGGTGGTCATCGTGATGGCGGCGCTGAGCGTGTTCACGATCCTGCGTCTGCTGGAGCGCGAGCAGGCGGTCGAGACGATTCTGTTGGGCACGCTGGGCATCTTCGTCGGAGGCCGGGCGTTCAATGCCGCGTTCGCAAAGCCCGAGAACGTGGTGGGAGACGAGATCAAGAGCGAGGAGGGAAAGTGATGCACTATCCGGTATGCGAAGTGATTCAGGAGCACGAGTCGAAGGACAGCGAGTCGCTGTACGTTCGGTTCTTCAAGCCGACCAAGTATCTGTGGTGGGCGCGTGCCAAGCTGGCGCTGTTCAAGCTGTGGTGCGTCACCTCCAAGCAAGTGGTGGTGACGCGCATCGTAGACGCCGACCGCGCGGCGTATCTTCTGGTGTCCTACTCCGAGTGGCGGGCTCGGCTCAACCTATCAAGGAGCTACAATGAAAGTCTCATCGAAGAAGCATCCGTCTCCCCTGCCACTGATGCCCGGTAAGGGCGGCAAGGGCAAGGGCAAGGGCTGCTGAGCCCGTAGTCCCACAAGCAAAAAGCCCGCAGATCGCGGGCCTTTTGCGTGCGCGTTGGGCGCTCAGGAGCGTTGAACCGGGCACACCTCGACGGCGGCCCATTCGCCCTTGTTCGCTGTCGTGTTGGCGAACGCCGCGGCAGCGCCGGGCGACTGGTGCCACGACAGGACGCCGCGCGAGACGCCCTGCGCGTATTCGGCTTCGAGCCTCTGCTTCTCGGCCACGCGCTCGGCCGCGATGTAGCCTTCGCGGGTGCCCCAGCGGATCAGCAGTTTTTGGGCGCTGGCGATCGTGCGCTCGTGGCTGGACAGGCTGATGCCTTCCCAGCCGGCGATCTCTTCCGCGCGCTCAGGGCTGCGGGCGAGAATCTTGGCGGCGAACGCGGCGTCATCGGTGAGAGCGCGCAAGCGCAGCTGCTTGTCGTTGGCGAGCACGTTGGCGTAGTAGTCCCAGTCCTGCTGGGCGCGTAGCTCGAACGCTTGGAGGCGGCCCAGCTCCTTGTGCTGCTGGTACCAGACCGGATCGTAGGTGACGACGGTGGCGTGCGTGTAGACGCGCGGCGACTTGCGGGTGCCGGGGACTCCGGCGACGGTGTGGGTGAAGGTCTTGGACATCTTGGGCTCCTGTTGAAGTGCGGGGCGCACTGCGGAGGGGCGCGCAGCCCCTCGACGGTGGGTCCAGTCAGGCGGCTTGGCGCTCCCATTCGATGTCGTCGTCGGCGCCGTACATCAGGTAGGCGGAGGAGCCGTACTGCGGGCGGCCGTCGCGCCAGTCGTCGAATCCGACGGGGAGCTTGCCGAGGGACTGGGAGCGGATCGAGAGCGCGACGGCGGTCTTCTCGGCGTCAACGCGGGACCACTCGTGATCGCCGAACGAGCCTGACTCGCGGGTGTCGCCGTTCTCGTTGGCGGCGACGATGTACCACACCTCGCGGATGATGTCGCCGCGGGGGTTGTCGATGTCGGCCATCTCCGGGTTGGATCCGACGACACAGAGGTTCGATTGCGGGTAGAAGCTGATCGAGGCGGGAGTGAACGTGGCGTTAGACATCTTGGGCTCCTAGTGGGGGTGTGAGGGACGCTATCTGCTACAAGTGCTATAATATATCAGTCGAGCTTGACAGCGTACAACCGTTCGTCGGTCGGCATCGAAACCAACTCTGGAGGGAATTGTGAGCGATATCAAAGACTTTGACAAAGGCGAGCGCATCGAGCAGCTGAGTTCCGACCGGATCCTGTTGCTGACCGCGCTGATGGACAGCGGCGCCGAACAGGACTACCCGCGGTCGAAGGAAATCGTCCGCAACGCGCTGCTGGAGCTGCACCTGCGCGAGCTGGGGCGGATGGGTTTGCTCCCTGATCGCGGCAAGCTGGTCATCGAGTTCAGCCCCGACGGAGAGGCGGTGGACTACGACACCGGCGAAGAGGAAGACCTGAACGACCCGGGCATCGATGAGGACGAGGCGCAGGCCGCGGCCGACAGGCGCGAGTCTGAGATCGACCAAATCATCGTGAACTGGGGCGCGGCGATGGGGCGCGATGTCGTCGTCGCTCCCGCCAAGTGTCCGCGTCAACCCGGGCAGCCTGAGTGAACGTCATCACGGCAACCGAGACGCGCGCCGGGCACTGGCTGGAGGTAGCGGGCAGGCACCGGCGCCGGGCAGACGTGGCAGAGGAAAAGTGCGACATCATGCGCGCGGCGCTGATCGTGATCTCCGGCTATCCGCCGGGCCTGAGCGCAGCCGGCGTCGCACTTGCGGCGCTGGAGTCTGCGAGCAGAGTGAATGCAGCACCATCGGAGGGTGGCAGTGGAGCAACCAAGACAGGGTGAAGGGCTGGGCGTTGGGCTGTTGCAGGCGTACCAGCTGGGGCGAGCAAAGCACAACGCCGCCGTCGCAGTAGACCGGGCCACTGAGTGGTCCGAGCGCGTGACGCAGATGATCGCCGACACGTCCGATCGTCTCGCGCCCACCCGCAGGACGCGGCGAGGCAAGCAATGAAGCCCCGGGTGAAGAAGATGGGGAGACTGTGGAGGTGCTGCTGGTATAGCGCCGATCGCATGTTCTCTGCTTGGGGCAACACTCCATCCGAGGCGGTGGACAACTGGTGGTACGCGTTCAAGGACGCGACCGCGGTCAGAGCGGCGGTGAAGGCGCACGAGCACGAGATGGACGTGAAATACTGCGCCCTGCTGTGGCAGCGCATCCAGAGCGGGTTGGCGCGATGAGCGCGACGCTGATGCGGCAAGCCTCCGAAGCTATCGCGGCGGTACGGGCAGAGCGCGAGGCGCTGCGGGAGTTGCTGCTGGAAGTGACGGATGCGCTTGCGGAAATGATCGGAGAGCAAAGCCATGACCCAGAGATCGATCCGCTGGTAATCAAGTGCCGCGCCGCGCTCAAGGAGGGGACATGAGATTCAAGCGCAAGCTCACGGTCGATCGCAAGTTCTGGCACCCGTGGTTCGCGTGGTACCCGGTGGCGATTTTCGGGCGCTCGCAGTGGGTGTGGCTGGAGTGGATACACCGCAAGGGGATCCACACCACCAACTTCGACGGTTCGGGCAGCTGGAGCTTCATCTACCGAGCCGTGTAACGCAAGCTATGTTGCACAAAAGAGGCTTAAAGCGCACCTAATGTCACATATAACGCACATTACCCGGAGGGGAGCATGAAGCTGATCAAAGTCACAAACGAGAACGGCGACTGGATCTGGATCAACGTGTACCGTATCACGCACATCGAGCCTGAGCCGCCGGCGCATGGCGGAGGCACCCACATCAACCTGAACGGCAGCGGGTCCATCTACACCGTGCTGCCCATGCACGAGGTGATTCGTCTGATCGATCAAGAGTAATGCCTCGGCGCGAGACGGAGGTCGACCGAGTCAACGGTCGGATCATCGCAGACGCGTTCCTGCCGGTGCTGAAGTGCGACAGCTGGTTCGAGCTGCCAGATCTGAGCGCAACCGACTTCGCGCTTCGCTCCGCCCACCGTTGGGTGGGACTGCTGGAGGCGAAGCGACGATACGTTCACAGCGAAGCGTACGACAGCTACACCATGAGCGTAGACAAGTGGCAACGGATGGTGGCAGCTGGTAAGGAGGTAGACGCCCCGGTGTTCTACGCCCTGCACTTCGCAGACTGCGCGCTCTGGACGGTAGTGATGGATGACCCCGGCCTGAAGGTGGTCAAGAGCGGGCGCAACGATCGAGGGCAGGCAACGGGCTGGCAGGACACGATGTACGTCCCGCGCGACTGGTTCAGACCGTTCTCTCTGTGGGGACACGGAATCGTCAGGGGCAGCTCGACAGGACGCGCCCTCGGCAACTGAAGTGAGGCATCCGCTGAACGAGCGGTACGCAGAAGGGTTGGCCCGGCATCCCGGGAGCATTCCAACCGAGGTAGTGACATGAACGTATCGGTGTTCGTAGACTTTGTGATTCGCACGGCGGCAGTGGGTGGCATCGCGTGGCTGTTGTGGTGGCTGGTGGATTTCCTCAAGATCCCCGACCCCTTCAACAAGTTCCTGCGAGGAGCTATCGCCGTTGTGTCGGTGGTGTTCCTGATCGCGCTCTTGCTGGTCTTCGTTGAAGGCGGCGAATCGAGGTCTTGGTTCAGGTTCAGGTAGGCAACGCGGCCCCGGGGGAACCCGGGGTCGTCCAATGAGACGATTGGCGCCTTAATCGCATCAGTCTGGAAATCACCCAGAATCTGGCGCAATTCAACCCATATCAATCGAATATCAGATCTGGGTCTGATTCTCCTCTCGAACGCACCAAAAAGGAGCGCATGGAAACCCCCGGGGAAACCAAACGACAGGGCCGCGGCGGCTTTCGCCCCGGATCTGGACGCCCGAAGGGCGCGAAGACGAAGCTGAAGGGCGCCGGCAAGCGCGGGCCCGTATCGCAGGCTGTGGTGGCTGGGGCGCTCGCTCTGGCGTCCACCGGACTGGCAATGAAGGGCGACGCGCCTGTGGTGGCCCCAGAGGGCATCAGCGCGAAGGACTTGCTCCTGACGACGATGCGGATGGCGTGGGAGAGCGCGCACGCAAAGGCGGCCGAGGCCCGGGAGCTCGATGCGCTTGCCGCGGCTGCGACCGACGGCGACGTGATGGAGAGCTTCAGGAAGACAGCCAACGAGCTGAGGATGGAGGCGGGCCGGCACGTTGGCATCGCCCAGCAGGCGGCGAAGGACGTGGCACCGTACGAGCACGCGAGGCTCCAGAGCGTGGATGCGACGGTTGCCGGCGGCATCGTCGTTGAGATCAAGCAGTACACGGCGCCCAGCAAGGACATCTCTGGGCCCGCCAACCCAAAGGGGGGATGATGGGCAAGAGAGTGGGACCATACGAAGCACACGAGCTGCGGATGTTCAGCGAGCTTATCGATCTGTCCGATCGCATCGAGAAGCTCGCCGCGTTCCTGCGCGTCCAGCCGGAAGGCGTGGAGCTGACGCTCAACCAGCGCGCCCTGCTGGAGCTCCAGCTGAAGCACATGGGCGGCTATCAGGTGGTGCTGACCCAGAGGGTCCAAGCTCTTGGCTGAGCCGACTCGACTGACGGTTCCCAACGACTGGGATCCTCGCGAGCACCAGCTGGGCTTCTGGAACTACATGGCAGCCGGCGGGCTCCGGGCGGTGGCAGTGTGGCACCGGCGCGCGGGTAAGGACTCGACGGCGCTCAACTGGACGTGCGTCGCCGCCCACCAGCGCGTTGGGAGCTACCTGCACATGCTGCCCGAGGCCGCGCAAGCGCGGAAGGCAATCTGGCTGGCGATCGACAAGCAGGGTAGGCGCGTGATCGATCAGGTGTTCCCAATCGCTCTGCGGGCGCGCACGGTGGATCAGGAAATGTTCATCGAGCTCAAGAACGGCTCGACATGGGGCGTCGCGGGGTCGGACAACTACAACAGCCTCGTGGGCACCAACTATGTGGGCGTCACGTTCAGCGAGTACAGCGTGGGCAACCCGGCGGCGTGGGACTACCTGCGACCGATCCTGACCGAGAACGGTGGCTGGGCGGTGTTCATCTACACGCCGCGCGGCCGCAATCACGGGCACACGCTGTACCGGATGGCGGAGAAGAACCCGGACTGGTTCTCTGAGCTCCTGTCGGTGACCGACACGCGCCTGATCCCGCCCGAGGCGATTCAGGCCGAGCGCGACTCCGGCATGGACGACGACATGGTCGACCAAGAGTTTTTCTGCTCGTGGGAAGGCGTGCGTCAGGGCAGCATCTTTGGGCAGGCGCTGGCAGCCGCCCGGGCAGCCGGCCGCATCGGGCGCTTCCCGTACGATCCGCGGCACCCGGTCAACACGTTCTGGGACATCGGGCACAGCGACACGACGGCGATCTGGTTCCACCAGCAGGTGCAAGGCGAGGACCGCTTCATCCACGCGTACGAGGAGGCCGGCGAGAGCGTGCCGCACTTCGTCCGCTACCTGAAGGAGCGCGGCTACCTGTACGGCCACCACCACCTGCCGCACGACTGCAAGAACGTCACGCTGGCCAGCAAGTCGAACCCGCTTGGCGCGAACGTGTGGGACCAGATGTTCGGGCTCGGCATGCGCGACCTAGTGCGGGTCGATCGGACGCCAGACGTGTGGACATCGGTCAACCTGACGCGCACCCGCATGGGCACCGCGTCGTTCGATGCCGAGGGATGCAAGCGCGGGATCGAGGCGCTGGAGTCGTACCACAAGAAGTGGAACGAGTCGACGCGATCGTACAGCAGCGAGCCGGTCCACGACTGGTCATCGAATTATGCAGACGCCATCCGACAGTGGGCAGATGGCTGGAAGGCCAAGAGCGCGAGCACGATCACGTTCCCCAGCTTCTCCGGCTCGCCCACCCAGCTGCCTCGCAACGCACCGCGCGTGAGCAGCGTGGGCAACCGTCGAGTGGGCTACTGACAATAGGACAATGATGCCTGAACCGATCGAAACGCAAGAGCCTCAGTTCGTCGATGACGAGCAGCCCGAGTTCGGGCAGGGCGAGGTCGTCTACGACATGGAGGACGGCAGCAACCCGGCCCAGCACGAGGCCGCCGAGAAGCTGAAGCAGGTCAGCGCGGAGCAGCTCCAGAATCTGGGGCACATGATCCTCGCGAAGTTCAACGACAGCGAGATCAAGCGGCAGTACATCGAGACGCGCTGGCTGGAAGACCTGCGGCAGTATCACGGCCGCTACGATCCGAGCATCGAGAAGGAGCTGGACGAGGCCGAGAGCTGCGCCCTGTTCCTGAACATCACCAAGCCCAAGACCCACGCGTTCAGCGCGCGAGTGATGGACATGGTCCTGCCCACCGACGAGAAGAACTGGGGCATGGAGAACACGCCGGTGCCGGAGATGGTCGGCAAGGCGCAGAAGGGCGCGCTGCCTGAAGCTGTTGCCGGCACGACGAACCCGGAGACGGGCGCGCTGGAGCCAACGACCACTCCCGAGAACAACGTGGTGCTCCAGACGGACATCGAGCGCGCGGTGAAGGAAGAGGCCGCGTCGCGGTGCGAGGACATGGAGAGCGAGGTCGAGGACCAACTGACCGAGGCGAACGTCAACGCTGTCCAGCGCAAGGCGATCGAGCAGATGGCCAAGCTGGGCACGGGCATCGTGATGGGCCCGGCGATCCTCGACGAGTGGCGCGTGACATGGAAGCCTCAAGAGCGGATGGGGGTGGACGGGCAGCCGAATGGGTACGACTACGTCCGCACGCTGGTGAAGAACACCGACATGCGTCCGGGCTTGCAGTGGGTGGACTGCTGGAACTTCTACCCGGACATGAGCTCCGAGGCGCCCGAGGACTGGGAGTTCGCGTTCGTCCAGTACCTCGTGAACAAGGCGACGTTCAGGAAGTACGCGAAGCGGTTCAACTTCATCCCGGCGGCAGTGGAGCGGGCGCTGGAGCAGGCGCCGTTCAACGTCCACATGCTGCGCTGGATGACCGAGCTGCGGCAGCTGAGCGAGACGAGCAACATCATCGACCAGCGGTACAGGCTCCTGCGGTACTACGGCGAGCTCACGGCGGACGACCTGCGCGCTGTGGACATGGAGCCCGACGCGATGGGCGTGTCCGACGTCGTGATGGGAGTGGTCTGGATCTGCGGCGGCGAGGTGCTGAAGGTCGACATCAACCCGCTCGACAGCGGATCGATGCCGTTCAACGTCTGCTACTGCGACAAGGACGAGGCGTCGCCGTTCGGCACGGGGATCCCGCGGCTGATGCGCGGCGAGCAAGATTCGGTGAACGCGGCGTGGCGCATGAAGCACGACAACGCGGGCCTGAGCGTGTGCCCGCAGACCGTGATGCGCGCCAACGCTGTGACGCCGGCGGACGGCGACTACCACATGAAGCCCAAGAAGCTGTGGTACGTCGCGGATGACGTGGCGCGAGTGGGCGACGTGTTCGCTCAGTTCTCGATCGACAGCCATCAGGCGGAGCTCGACAACATCCTCCAGCTGGCCATCAGGTTCGCCGACGACGTGACCCAGCTGCCTCTCATCATGCAGGGCGAGATGGCCCCGCATATCACGCAGACGGCGCAGGGAATGAGCCTGCTGTACAACGCGTCCACCGTGGTGCTCCGGCGCACCGTGAAGTTCTTCGACGACTACATGACGATCCCGCTCATCAACAAGTTCTACGAGTGGAACATGCAGTTCAACCCGCGCGACGACATCAAGGGCGACTTCCGCTCGGTCGCCCGCGGCAGCTCGACGCTGCTCGACAAGGAGCAGCAGGGGCAGGCGCTGAGCGAGGCGATGGCCATCGCAATGCAGCCGACGTGGCAGCCGTACACCGACATGAAGAAGCTGTACCAGCAGGCGCTGAAGGCCAAGCGGATTCAGGACATCATCCTGCCCGACGAGGAGATCAAGAAGAACCTCGACCAGCAACAGCAGGCGGCTGCGGCGCAGGCGGCCGGAGCGCAGGGAGCGCAGGCAGGACCGGCTGGCCCGGACCCGAATCTGGAGCAAGCCAAGCTGGCGATGAAGCAGGCCGAGATCGACGCGCGCAACCGGCAGACCGAAAGTCAGGAGCGCATCGCGGTCGCCCGCATCGCGTCCGACCAGAAGATATCGCTCGAACAGGCGCAGGCGCGGCTCGCCGGCATCAAGATCGGCAAGGACGTCGAGGCGCAGATGTTCAACAGCGAGATGGACACCAAGCTGAAGATGGGGACGGGCATTTGACATGAGCGTGACAGAAGAGCTGGACCTTTCGTCAGACGCTGGAGCCAAGCTGAAGCGCGCCATCATCGCTCGCATCGAGTACAAGACGAAGCAACTGGAGAGCCCGGACATGACCGAACGCGAAACGCAGCTCGCCCGGGGCGCCATCCAAGAGCTGCGGAATCTGCTGGCGGATAGGCCGCCGCACGTTGCCCCGCTACGCTATAGCGGGATGAACCCTAGGGGGATCGTATGACAGACGCAGTGACACACAACACCGACCCGGCAACCGGCGCCATCATCGCTCCCGAGGAGCTGACGCCCGAACAGGAAGACGCCGCGTACGAGGCTGCGTTCAACGAACAAGTGGCGAAGCTGGAGACGGAAGACCCGGATCCCTCGCCCACCATTGAGGACGCGGCGCCTGCGCCAGCGCCCGTGACGGCAGCGCCGCCGGATGACCCCGACGCTGACTTGCTTGGACTCATCCCCGCGGATAAGCGCGACGCGCTGGCACAGCGCCTCAAAGCCGCCGCTGACGCTGAGGCCAAAGCGAAGAAGCTCGAACAGGACAACCGCAGCATGGCTGGCAGAATGTCCGCGTACCAGAGACGGTACGAGGAAGCAGCAGGCAAACGCACTCCGGCAGCCGAAGCCGCTCCCGCAGCCACACAAGAGGAGCCACCGGAGTGGGTGCAGTTCGCTCAGGACTACCCCGACATCGCGAAGGCGATCGAGGCCCGCACGTCGAAAGGCGCGGCCGGCAACGATCCCAAGATCGCGGAGGCGGTGGAGTACATCGAGAGCGAGAAGAAGAACCGCTACATGCAGGACGCTTGGGAAGCAGTCGAGAGCGTCCACGCAGGTTGGCGGGACGTAGCACGCAGCAGTGAGTTTCAAGCGTGGAAGGCCACCTCTACAACGTATGAGAAGCTCGCGTCCAGTGACGATGTCGCTGACGCCATTGCGCTCTTCGATCTGTACGGGGCACACCGCGCTCGGTCGACCGCACCAACGCCGGATCCCACAAAAGTCGCTGCCGCTGCAACGCTGGCCGCGCGACGGGGCGCCCAAGCTGAAGGAGCGCGCACACCAACGAACCGGGCCACCGCCCCCAACCAATCAGTGGATCTCAGCGACGAGGACCAACTCTTCGCGTTCTACGCGAAAAAGTCCAACGAGCGACTGAAGAGCCGCTACGCATAAGGAACTACCATGCCTTTGAACACCTACGCCACCGCGGCACAACGCACCAACGTCTACGCCGCCACCGTTTTTCTGGAGCACGCTGCTCCCCAAGAAGTCTTCGCCAAGTTCGGCGAGGTCAAGCCCATGCCGAAGAACAAGGCCGAGGTCATCTCGTTCCGGCGTTCGGTTCCGTTCCCGAAGCTGACGACTGAACTTGCGGAAGGCGTCACGCCCACCGCGCGTCAGATGCAGTTCGAGGACGTCACCGCGACGATGCAGGAATGGGGCGACGTGGTCGAGACGACCGATCGCGTCCGCGAGCTGTCGGAAGATCCCGTGCTGGCCGAGGCGAGCAAGAACCTCGGTGAGCAAGCGATCGAGACGATCGAAGGCGTCATCTACGGCGTGCTGAAGGCGGGCTCGCAAGTGGGCTACGCCAACGGCGTTGCGCGCTCGGACGTCAACACGGCGCTGTCTTCGCTGAAGATCCACGCCGCGACTCGTGTGCTCAACTCGCAGCGCGCAAAATTCATCACCGAGGTGATGTCTCCGTCTGTGAATTACGACACGCGTGCAATCGAGGCCGGCTACGTCTGCTTCGCGCACACCGACTGCGAGCACGACATCCGCGCTCTCTCCGGGTTCGTCCCGGTCGCCAAGTACGGCAGCCGCAAGCCGATCTCGGTGTACGAGCTCGGTTCGTTCGAGAACATCCGCTTCATCCTGACGGTCAACGCCGAGCCGTTCATCGCTGCCGGCAGCTCGACCGAGAACGGGATGAAGTTCGTCACGGCCGACAAGGTCGACGTCTACCCGTACATCTTCATCGCTCGCGGCGCGTTCGCGCAGGTTCCCCTCAAGGGCGCGAAGTCGGTCGAGATGTTTGTTCACACTGGCGGCGACAAGTCTGACCCGCTGAACCAGCGTGACGTGGTGGGCGCGAAGTATTGGTTCACCGCTCTGCGTCTCAACGAAAACTGGATGTATCGGTTGGAGTGCGGCGTCACCTCGCTGTAATCGTCTGACCCCGGCTGGCACTCCGCTGGCCGGGGAATCCCCTGACGTGTAACCATAGCCCCTTGGGCTCTAAACTGGAGAATCAGATGGCACGACTTCAAGACATTCAGTACCGCACTCTGCGGGAACTCATCGGCACGCGGATCCTCTCGCGCTCGCTGGTCAATCTGCAAAACTCGACGGCGACGTTCGACAGCGTCACCGAGCCGGATGCGATCATCGTCGGTTTGGCCGGCGGCGGAGCGTTCACAACGGCCGACGTGACCAACAAGGTGCTGGCGACGCTGCCGGCGCTTCAGAACCCAGTCACGGGCAGCGACGTGTACTACGATCAACCGAAGAGCACGACCGTGTACTACCTCTGGGTGGTCAACGCGGCCGGCACTTCGTACGTCATTCAGGGCACCTATGCAAATCAGGTGCTGGGCTACGGTTTCCCGCGTGGTCCGAAGGGCGACGGATCGATCCCCGACATCGCGGTACCGGACACCTACGCTCCGGTGGCCGTGTTCAAGGTGGTGAACGGAACGAACGCTGTCTGGGTGCCCGGCACGACAAACTGGGACGCGGTCGGCGTAGTTTCCAGCGCGGCGCCTGTCGGCATCCTGACCGCTGACGTGACGAAGTACACGTTCGTCGCCGGCGGCGCGTAACCCGTAGTCGAGATCTCAATAAGCCGGCGCAGATCGGCCTAGTAACACGCCCCGGGAGCCACGCGCCCCCGGGGCTCTTCCAACCACAGGAGCGGAGACAACATGGTAACGAAAGCAAAGAGCAAGGAAGCAGCGACGCAGGCTCTCGCGCAGGTCGCGAAGGGCATCATGGACGAGATCGAGGCCGATCACGTCGACCACACCGACTACCGGCTGGGCAAGACCGACGTTCACGGCAACGTGTTGCGCGCCAAGTTCACGCTTCAGCCGCGCGAGAAGGCACCCAACCCGCTGTCCGTCGTGGTGAACGAGGAGATCTACTGGATTCCCCGCGGCGTCGAAGTGGAGCTGCCGTGGTACGTCGTGACGCACATGAAGAACAACATCGAGCGCCGCTTCATGCGGAAGAAGGACGAGCAGGGCAAGAACATCGTCGTCTCGATGGACGTCCCGAGCGAGCCCTTCAACTACATGCCGATCGACCCGGCCCCGGGCGTCTCGCTGTAGCCCATGCGCCTCGCCCGCACCGGCACGCCAGAGCACCTGCGCTCCGCCGGGACGGGCGCTTCTGAGCGCGCTCGCTCTTCAGGGCACCGCACCTCAGAGTATCTGCTGGACCCGTACTACCGCGCCCACCCGCCTCAGCTTGGATGCACGCTCTACTCTGTCCAAGCGGTCGCGGGGCTCGGCGTCGCCGGGTGTATGGTGGCCGGCGTTGATCGCGGCACCCGACCATAGGATGATTGCATGACATCGTTCACCGACTATTCCACCATCGTCACAGCGTCGTGGTTGAACGCAGCCGACGGCATCGTTACTGATCCCGCTGTGGTGGCGCTCGCCAGCGTCACGCCAGCGTCCGATCGTCTCCCCTACTACACCGGGCCCGCATCAGCGGCTCTCGCCACATTCACCGCTACCGGGCGCGCTATCGTTGGGTCCGCCACGTCTGCCGCCGTCCTGACCGCCATTGGCGGCGCTCCTCTCGCGAGCCCGCAGTTCACTGGCACGGTCAACATGGCCGGGGATCTAGTCGTTGACGGCGCGGTCACCCTGTCCAGCGGCAACAACACATGGGTGGGCGGGATCTCGCGTCCGCTCGCCAATCGCCTGACGACGGTCTTCACGCCCGAGGACTTTGGGTGCGTCGGCAACGGATCGACGGACGACACCGTCAACTTTGGCAAGATGATGACCGCGGTCGCGGCTGCCGGCGGCGGAGTGGTGCGCCTGCGGCGAGACGCGAACTACGCGATTGCACCGACGGCGCTCAACGGCGCCAGCATGTTCACGCTCAACAACGTCAACGGGCTGGACTTCGATGGCAGCGGCGCCCTGATCACGATCAATTACACATACACCTACGGGCCAGCCGCCTACCACAACGTCTTCTACTTCACGTCGTCGCAGAACCTGTTCATCCGCAACATCCGCGTCACTGGGATGGCGATCGACCCGACGAACGTCTACTCCAATCCCACTGGGTTCCGCTCGTTTGTGTTCGGCCCGTCGTGCAAGAACGTGGTGGTGGACAACATGACGCAGTACGGGGGCAACGAGTCAGTGGCGTCCTACTTGGGAGCGTCATACACCGAGGCCGAGCAGCCAGAAAACTTCCGCTTCACCAACATCGTCAGCAACTGGACGGTCTACGGGCCGAGCTTCAGCAGCGGCGGCAAGAACGTCTATGTGCAAGCGAAGGTGTCAAACCAAGCGCGGGGTCTGTTCATCGAGAGCGTCCAAAACGGCACCTTCGTCCTCGACAGCTGCGACGCGTACATGGCCGACGTGTTGGTGTCGGCGTCCCACAGCTCTGTGCAAGAGGTGAAGGTATGCCGGAATCTCGACATCACATACCGCGCCTCTGGCCGCACGCGCAACAGCACGGCAATGGCGTGCAACATCCTGCCGCGCAGCGATGATGGCGGCGCGGCGTCAATCAGCAACGTCAAGTTCAAGTTCGACATCGACGCGGCTGGTGGCAGCAACGTCAGCGTTGTGTGTCAGGCGTACCGGCAGTATCCCTACGGCACGCTGGACACCGGCATCGCTCGCGGCCACACGGTGGAGGAGATTGAGTTCTCCGGCTCCATCCGCAACGTCACCTCGACGGAGAAAGTGTTCGAGCTGTTCGAGGGATGGCCGGCTGGAGAGAACGTTAGGAACATCAGCTTCAACGGCGTCAGCGTCACAGGCTCAGGCAACAGTTCGATCACGGTGGACCGCACTCCGTTCGATGGACCGCTGAGCTTCAAGAACGTCTACGTCAACTGCGGCACCACCGACATCGTGTACACGGGAACATGGAACGCCACCACGACGATGGACAACGTGATCTCGTACAACACGCGGTGGGGAACGACCGTTGTCGGAAAGCTGCACATCGGTGGAGAGTCAAGCGCGCACGCTCTCTACACTGCTGGTGGGCGCATCCAGTTCAACCTGAGCGGCGCTACTGGTTGTGAGATGACTCAGAACACCGCCGGATCGCTCATCGCCAATCTGGCGACGACTGTCACTACTGCTGGGCAGGCGTATGGGATGCAAATCGCTGCCGGGACCAACAGCAGCGACTACGCCCTGCGCGTGTGGAAGCAAGACGGCACCACCAAGATCTTTGACTGCTTGGGCAGCGGCTACGTCGGGGTCGGAGGCACGCCCCTCGCTCCGTTCCATGTGATTGAGGGAACGGCGACGATGATCGCGCAGTTTCAGGGCACGCCCATCTACGGCAACAAGACCTACTCGCAGAACTTGTTCGGCAAGCAGGCGACCAATGAGGGGATGCTGTTTGGTCACGTCTACGATACCGGCACCCCCGGCAACTCTTTTGCCGCCCTGAACTTCTATGGCGGAGGGGTGGGCGACGTGATGAAGTTCGGCGTGAACAAGAACGTCATCATCGGGTCCGCCGCTCTCGCGACCAATGCGACCGCTGGATTCCCGTGGATCCCGTCGTGCGCTGGCGTGCCAACCGGCGCCCCAACCGCGCCGTACACCAACGCCTCAGCGATGGTGGTCGACACGACGAACAACAGAATCTATTTCTTGGTCGGCGCGACGTGGCGCTACGCGATGCTCACCTAAAACGAGGACCAGATGCCCACCTTCCTACAGCTTTGCCAGACCGTGCGCCAAGAGTGCGGCGTCGCCGGCGACGGCCCTACCTCTGTGCTCAACCAAGTGGGCGTGCTCAAGAAAATCGTCGACCGCACCGCGCGAGCGTGGATCGACATTCAGGCGTCTCGCCCGTACTGGAAGTTCCTCCGCAACCAGTTCACGTTCCAAACGGTGGTGGGTGTGCGCGAGTACGACGTGGCGGCAGACCTTTCGCTCACGACGTGCGACAAGTTCGATCGCGAGAACACCTATCTGTACCTCACATCGACAGAAGACGAGCAGGAGCTGCGGTGGAGGGCGTACGACTACTTCCGCAAGAGCTACCGCACCTACCCACCCGGCCGCCCCACCGTCATCACTGAGGCGCCCGGGCGCGTGCTGGCGTTCAACTCCACGCCAGACGCCATCTACACCGTCACCTTTGACTACTGGATGACGCCGGAGAGGCTGTCGCAGAACAACGACGTCCCCGCGTCTCCCGAGCACCTGCATGACGCGATCGTGTGGAAGTCGGTGATGATGTTCGCCGGGAACGAGGGCGCGACCGAGCTGTACGGGTACGCGAAATCGATGTACGTTCCGATCTCCTTGCAGCTGACCGTCGATCAGGGCGAAATGCCGGCATCAGTCGCCGCCCACCCGATCGCCCGCGGCACGAGAGACACCTCGATCGGGTTCAAATAATGGGTTGGCTCTCCTCACAATTCCGGCTACAGGGCGGGCTCAACGAAGAAGACCCGCAGTTCACGCAAAAGCCCGGCAGCGCGGCGTTCCTTCAGAACTACGAGTGCCTGCCCGGCGGCGGATACAAGCGCATCGGCGGGTACGAAGACTGGCCCGGATCGTGGCCCGTTGCTGAGGAGGAGACATACGTCAAGCTGGCCTTCACCGACGGCACGCGCGAGCCGTATCTCGACAGCACTGTCTCTGTCACGCCCAGCTTCCTGTGGTCGACCGTACCGTTGGTTGCGTATGAGGTGACGAGCGGAGACTGGGGGTCTGGAACGGCCGCCGGATGGCTGATTCTGGCGTTTGCTCCAATGGTGGCGGATCCATCGCTCTACCAGCCGGTCGACGGCGACAGCGTGTACATCAACGGCACCACTTACACCATCGGATCCACATACAACGGGGCGCTGCAAGCCGCAGAGCTGTCGGACAGCAAGCACTTGGAGTGGAAAGAGGCGGCGAAGAGCTACTACCGCAGCTTCTCTGGCCCACTGATCGGGTCGGCGGTGGAGCGTCCGCTGCTTGGAATCTTCACGTTCGAGGACGTGCTGTACGGCTGGATCTCGAATCCGGCTGACGTCACGAAGCAGGTGCTGGTCAACTCATCCACCTTCGCGGCGATCACGGCGATGCCGTACCTTCCGTTCGACAACGGGACCGCGGAGCTGCTCCGCGGCGACTCGATCGTCGGCAGCGTCAGCTCTGCGACCGCTACGGTGTACGAGATCAACATCGAGTTCGGTAACTTCGCCGGCCCGTCCTACGCACAGGGTCGCCTGTTCCTGACCGACGTGGTGGGGGTCTTCGTTGACAACGAGGAGATCCGCATCGGGCCCGCAAAACGAGCGTTGGTCAACGGAGCCATGACAACGCCGACGATTTCGAGCGGACTGGAGCTCGCGCGGCACGGCACGATCGAGACGAACTTCTACGGCAACCAGAACCGCAAAGCCATCTATGGTGTAGACGGCTACAACGACCCGTATTGCTTCGACGGAACCTACCTGATGTACTTCAGCAACACGATGACGACGCACCCGAAGTACATCGAGGCGCATCGCAACCACCTGTTCCTCGCGTACGACGGCGGATCGATCCAGAACAGCTCGACCGGACAACCAATGGTGTGGAGCGTGCGATTCGGCGCGAGCGAGCTGGCCATCGGGGATCAGCCGATCGGAATGAAGTCGAACGGCAACAACACGCTCGCCGTAGCCGCAGAAAAGAGCGTCCACATGATCACCGGCACCAGTGATCAGGACTGGAACGTGCGCGTCATCGCCGACGAGATGATCGGCGTCGCCGGAACGCTCGCCGCGGTGGGCGGACAGACGCTGTTCCTCGATACCTCTGGCGTGAGCTGGCTGACGCCTGCTCCGCCTACCTTTCAGGACTACACGACGCAGCAGATCTCGCGCAACGTGCGGAAGACGCTCGACGTCATGGCTCCGAGAGCTATTTTCGGGTTCTCGGTGCCCAGCAAAAGCCAGTACCGTCTATTCTTTGATGACAAAACGTTCCTTATTGCTACATTCTATGCTAACAAGCTGATGGGTTGGTCGAAGTGCGTGTACGCCGACCAGATGACGTGCGCCTGCACCGGAGTCGTGGACGGAAAGGCCGGAGTGTTCATGGGAACCTCGACCGGACACGTCATGGTGTGCGATTACGGGTCGTCTTTCGCGGGAGACAGCATCCAATCGATCGCGCAGCTGCCGTTCTGCTACTACGGGCACCCGGATCGCGAGAAGCGGTTCCACAAGCTGACGCTGGAGATGGAAACCCCGGCCACGCTTGACCTGCGCGTCCACTTGGACTTCGATTACGGCACCGGAGCGCAGACCGGGAACTTCGTCGCCCCCACCGGAGCCACCGGCGGCCAGTGGGACATCTCGCAGTGGGAGCAATTCTTCTGGGACAGCGGTGTTCTCACTGCGCCGGAGGTGAACATCGATGGCATCGGGCGCAACGCCGCGATCACGCTGTACCACGACACCAACACCGCGCAACCGTTCACGATTTCCGCTGGCCTGTTGCAGTTCTCGCTCTACGGGATCAAGCGATGACCGTCCGCCTGTCGGTATGGCGTCCGTACCAGCCCGAGATCCCGACCGGAGCCAGCTCGCTGCCTCTGGACATCCTGCGTAACAACCTCGCCGCGGTGAACTTGGCGACTGCCGTTGGCATCTCTCCGCTGTGGAACTACACCAACTCCGTCACGCGAGCGGAGGCGTCCCCGGGCACCGCCGCGCTGCCGGCGCGCAAGTATTGGTTCCGGGGCTCAGGCAACGCAACGAAGTGGGTGAAGGCCGAGCACACCTACTCCGGGTTCGACGTCACCAAGATCGCGTTCTACTACAGCGAGGACAACGAGGGAACGTACGTCCCCATGCTCGACGCCGATCGCAACTATGTACTCACGCTTGCATACGACACCTTCAATAGTCTGAAATCCACAATCTGGGGCAACCAACCATGAGCAACCGCTTCTACAACTTCGTCAACCAGCTGATCTCTGGGTCGGTCGCCAAAGCGTCTGAGGTGAACGCCGAGATGCAAGGAGCCGAGGTCGGGTTCTCCACCGTGCAAGCCGAGCTGAACACCGCGATCAAGCTCCCTGCCGACGAGAGCCTGACCGATCACCGCATCGTCGAGACTCCCGTACAGCGAGCCGGAAAACTGATGCAGTTCAATTCGTCGGGAGATCTCGTGCTGTCGTCTTCCCTGCAAGCCGACATCAGCGTGTCTCCGTACCGCATCCGCAACCTGCCCAACGCTCTCGCGGCGGACGAGCCGGTCAACCTGTCTCAGCTGTCCTCGTACTCCGCTGGCTTGACTGGCCTGCCGGCCATCGACCACAAGGTTGGGCCGCTGTTGACGGATGGATCCATCGTGTTCTGGGGCACGCCGACGCGCGACATCCCAGACACGGCGACAGTCAACGCCGGCTCTTACCTCGCGTACACCGGGGGGCAATGCCGGTGGCAGGTGGGCGGGCACAACGTGCTGAAGGATCCCTCTGGCAACACCGGGAGCGGTTGGTGGACCACGAGCCTGTCGCGCAACTGGGACCATCGTGGCCCGCACTGGATCAACACCGGAGGCATCGCCGGATCTTTCGATCACAAGCCTGTGACCGGGGGGTGGATAGCGTGCGGAGTCGGGCAGCAGGTAACCGGGTCCGTCCAGATCGACACGACTGGCATGTCTGCCGGCGCCGGCGTTCCCACCTTGCGCTTCTATGACGGAGCGAGCTCGTTGATTGGATTGGCGACGTCAGGAGCTGCGCTCCCGGCTACCGCCAACGCGGTCTACTCTGTCACGGCCACCGCTCCGGCGTCTACGGTCTGGATGGCGTTTTCCGTCGAGTTCTCAGGGGTCAGCGCCACCGCGTATGGTATAATTATCAGGAACATGAAGCTGGAACAGGGCGCATACCCGACCCTGTTCAACGACTTCAACACTGTGTCGCTGCTGGCCGGGGTGACAGAGCAGACGTATTTCGGGGCCGGGTACACGCTCCCGATCGTCACCATCGGCGACGCCACTGCAACCACCGCGCGCCTTGACTTCAGGTCAGCGGCCGGCGCCCAACTGTATGACGCCAAGATCGCGTCTGCCGGTGGCACCAACGGGTCCGCCGGCAAGGGGACGCTGACCGTCACCTCGCTTCGCACCCTGTTCTCTGGTCCGATCGGGTCGCCGGCAGAATACGCCAACGGAAACTCCGGCGCCGCGAAGACGATCGACTTCCTCAATGGCCCGTTCCAAAGCATCACGCTGAACGCGGCCACTCCCGCCCTGACGATCAACAGCACGAGCCTGCCGATCGGGAAGTACCAGCTGCGAATTGTGCAGGACGGTACCGGGAGCCGGGCTCCGACGTGGGTCGGGTTTGCGGCTGCGTATTGCCTCGGCAACGCGCTCCCAACCATCGCCTCGGCAGCGAACGCGGTGACGTTCGTCAACTTCTACTGGGACGGGTCATCGTTCTGGGTATCATCCAACCCGTGGGACTGATACATGAGCACAGCAACGGCCTTGTTCTCGCCCACCAGCGCCTATGGCGGCACGCAGTGGCTGAACGCGGACAACATTTTGATCGAGGACGGCTCCTACGCGTCGGTTACCGTTTCGCGCAGCCTGAACTACCCATACGGATACACCGAGGCGCTCACCCCTGAACTTAGCGCATCAGATTGGCCGGCGGCTCTGCTCGTCGGGATGAACGCTACCGATACCGTTGTTGGCGTCGAATTTGAGGTGCGCGCCCGCAAGTCTCGCTCGGACGTTGACGTCAAGATGTTGTGCTACCTCGACTCCTACTACGATTTTGGCGAGGTCGATCTGTCGTATGACTGGACCGTGCATACGTTCGGGTCGTCAGATGTCAGCGCCATCATGGGCGACATGACTCCGAGTCATTTCACGATGCAGGGCTACTGCGCGCTGTCGGCGCGCATGTCCAGCGGGACCGGATCGGCTACGGTACAGGTTGACTACGTCAAGATTCGGCTGTTCTCAAACGACACGCGCTTCTCTGCTGTGTCGTTCGTTTCGCAGACCGGGTGTCCGCTGCGGGAGTGGATCTACTCGAACGTTATCGACATCAGCGCCCCCGGAGGTTTGAGCCAGCCGCTGTCGTTCATTTGGTACGCAACGGGCGGGTCTACCATAACGCAGGTCCAGAAGAACAACGATGGGCGCTGGTTCGACTATCTGGTTGGCACCTTCACTGACGGAGACTCGTTCCAGCTGCGCCGGATGATCCTGCTTCCGTCCCTCTATAACGAGGGGAACGGAGACGTGCTGTGGTTGCACGGCATGAGTCTTGGGTTCTCTACCATCAGCACCGTCCCAGACCGCACGCCCACCGTGACGCCTCTGGACAAGGTGCTTGATTTGCCAAGAGGGCAGCGCGTCAAATTGAAGACGATCAGGATTGCAGATTGCGATTCTGTGGCTTGGAACAGCGGAGTCGTTGTGATCGACGACGGCTTGTACGGGTACTTTGGTTTGTTGTGGCCATTCACCGCGCGCTACGTCAACGTTTTGAACACGGTAGATGCTGTGGGTCCGTCAGAGGAGACGCACGACGACGTTTACTCGTGGCCAGTCTACAACGGCACAGAGGTCGAGGTGTGGGTAACGACCCCGTCCACCTACGATACAGCATTTGCCGCCGCAATCGCTGGATCGTTCGCGGCGAACTACGAGGTCGCAACGCGGCCGAACGTCACTACGCCGAGCCAAGTCTTTCTGCCGATCGTTGCTCCCGTGGCTCCCGGGGCGATTGCTACGGGATCCATGTTCACCGTAACTGACATCGAGGAGTCGGTTCCGATCACGTTCGCCACAAGCGGCGGCACGTTTCATCAGTACAAAAAGAGCGCGGACCCGCTGTGGTACAACATCGGCGCTGTCTCAGTCGTGGCGGGAGATACTCTGACGTTGCGGATGGTGGTGCCTGCGGTTGGCACTCAGTCGTGCAATTTCACCGCAAAGATCGGCTCGATGCACGTCAACCTGTGCTCCGGCAGCACCGGCGTGGACATCACCCCGGACGCGATATCGCTCACGGCGAAAACGGATCTGATGCCCGGGGTTCTGACGTACTCGAACATCATCACTTTGGCTGGCATCACCGCGGGGCAGCCGATACTGGCCACGATCACACCGGGGTTCGAGATGTCAGTCTCGGCCGGAGCGTGGACGGCAGGGTCGGCGAGCTGCGTGAACGGAAATACGATCCAGCTACGCGCCACGACAGACCTGCGTCCGGGCGCAACCAAAACGTGCGTGCTAACCGTTGGCGGAACATCGTCGAATTGGCTTATCACAACTCGAAACGTAACTACAGCATGGGACTGAGATGAACACATTCGGATCGGTAAAACAGAGGACCAACGTGGTTGCGGCCAAGCCGGATCTCAGAGGGTCGACCGGGGCGAAGCCGCTTCCGGCCAAGATGTCGGCGCCGTCGCCGGCTCCGGGCGCAAAGATGTCGGATCCAGACCCACGCATACTACCGACGTCATCGATGCAGCTGACGAATCGAGCCGGGCAGACGGGCCCGGTCCCGGTGAAGGGGATCGTCAACGGACTGGTGAAGAGAGGCTGACATGCCAAGCATCGCAGACTTCAAGAACGAATTCAGCTGGTCCAAAGTGAAGGACGACGCCACGTTGGCGAATGACTTCAATGCGATGGACGAGGCGACGAAGGCGACGTACGACCCCGCTTACGTCCAGATGTTCAAGGACGCAGCCGCCGCGTCTACCCCAGTCACCGCCCCCGTCACGGGCGTCATCGACAGCGCCACAGCCCAGCCGAAACTGACGCCAGAGGTGGCGAAAGCAACTCCGCTCACCCCGTGGCTGGACACGTTCAAACAGAACAACCCGTGGACCAGCGCCTACAAGACGGACGCCGAGCTGACGGCCGCCCTGAAAAGGACGCAGGCATCGGAGATGTCGCGCTTCAACGAGGCCGACCAGAAAGAGATCCTCGCGCTCATGGGCGGTCCCGCGAGAACATCGATCGATGCGGCTGCGTTCCGCGACAAGTATGGGTGGACGTCGCAGCTCGTTGGCGACGCCGCGCTGACCGCGCACCTGCGTGGATTGACGCCCGCTCAGGTGGCCACCTACACGCCGGAAGAGCAGGCGTACATCAAGAGCCTAACTCCGGCCACAGCGAATCCGGCGACTCCGGCGACTACGGTCGACCGCAATAGTCCGTTGCTTGCCGACGGATCCCCGAACTTCGCGATGAACGATCCAATGCCTGACGGCAAAGCGCCTCCTCGTCCATCGTTCTTCTCTCCGCCCTCTGGCGCGGAATCCGCTATCCTCGCCGACTGGGATCGCCGGTGGGGGACGGGCGCCGGAACTGGATCTGGCGCTGGAGCCGGCGGAGGTGGCGGCACAGTTACTGTTCCCGCGGTCAGCACCGGATCACCGTACGTCAACACCGGCGGCATCGTCAACGCCGGCGCCAACGTCAACAGCAACCAGAGCTGGACGCTCGGAGCAAATGGGTTGCCGAACACGCCGATCGACGACAACATCGACCCGGTCATGGCCGAGGTGCAGCGGAACCAGACCGTGTCCGGGCAGCTGGGCGACATCCTCAAGTCAGGCAACCCGCTGATCGAAGCGGCGAAGGCGAGAGCCATTCAGGCCGCCAACCAGCGAGGGCTCCAGAACACCTCAATGGCCGCTCAGGGCGGAGAAGAGGCGATGAACGCCACCGCTCTGGAAGCGGCGAAGCAAGACTCTGCGACGTACCAGAAGCAGGCGCTGACCAACCAGACGATCGCCAACGAGTTCCTGTCGATGGAGAAGGGCAAGGTCATCGACCTGCAAAAAGCCTACGCCCTGTTCCAGCAGAACAATTATCGCTTCGACAAGGACGACAAGCTCAAGTTGCTGATGCAGGACAACTCGCTGTCGAACGACTACAAGATCGCGTTGCTGAAGCAGGAGGGCGACAAGTCCGCTTTAGCGCAGCGCCTTGAGGAATTGAATCTGCAAAACTCGTTCGACATCGCTCGCGTGACGAACCAGCAGAACTACACCACGCAGCAGAATTTGCTGGCCATCGAGCAGAGCAACTACACAAACTTCAATACGCAGCTGAACCAGATCTTCGCGTCCGAGCTGGAGCCAGACGAAAAGAACAACCGGGCCAACACGCTCGTGTCCCTCTACGCTGGCGGACCCATGCCAAAGGGTTGGATCGCCCCTATCTTCAAGGCGAACACCGGGACAGGCACGGGGACCGGGACTGGTACGGGAACCGGAACAGGTACCGGGACCGGGATAGTCAACACGGTCCCCTACACCGACACCACCAGCGGCGGCCAATAGCATGCTGATTCGGAGGGCGACGTTCGATGACGTTCCGGCGCTCATCGAGATAGGGAAGAGGGGGCACGCCGCAAGCGACAACGCGCGCTACCATTTCAACGAGTCGAAGGCAAAGCTGTTGCTGGCGCAGCTCATCACCGGGAAGCAGACGTGCATTTTCGTCGCTGAGTCTGGAGCCAAGATCGTTGGGTTCCTGATGGGTCAGGAAGAGCAGTATGTCTACTGTGACCTGCGCTACGCGACAGACATCGCGATGTACGCAGAAGAGGTGGGCGCGGGAAAGAAGCTGCTCGACCGTTTCACATCTTGGGCGTTTGATGAACGCAAAGTTGATCAACTGCTCATGGGCGTATCGCACAGGGCAGCGAGCTCCAAGCGCACCGAAGCATTGTATCGCCGCCGAGGGTTCGAGCACGTCGGCGGGATCTTCACCAAACAAAGGGTATCGACATGAGTGGCATTCTCAAGAAAATCGGCAAGGTCTTCAAGAAGGTCATCTCATCGAAGATCTTTAAGGTCATCGCAATCGCGGCGGCCGTCTACTTCACCGCCGGCGTTGCGCTGGCGGCCGGGGGGTCCGCATTCGCGGCGAGCCTTCCGGGTATCACTGCTGCGGGCCAGATGGTAGGTCTGGCGGGCACCGGGGCCATTGCCGCGGAGGCTGCGGTGACGGCAGCGAGCGTCGCCTCAGCCGCCAACATCTCCGCCGGCGTGATGTCGGGCGCCGCAGATCTTGCGGCCGGCGGAATCGCGACCGAGGGCATCGGCGCAACGATTGCCGCTACCACCGCCGGAGACATTGCGCTGGCCGGGGCAGACGCGCTCAGCGGCGCGGCCGAAGGCGGTGGCGGAGCGTTCGCTTCTGCGCCCACCACCAGCAGCGGGTTCGGTGGAGTCGGAACTGATGCGGCGGTGAGCGGCGTGAAGAGCGGCGTCCAGACCGCCGCCAGCGCGGGCAAGACCGCGGCCGAAGCTGGCGGGAACAGCCTGATGACGTGGATGGAAAAGAACCCCGTCGTCTCGAAGGCGGCCATGACGTTCGGCACCGAGGGTCTGAAGACCGGCATCGGAATGTTCGCGCAGAAGAGCCAGCAGGAATCGGCTGATGCTCGGTACCAGCAAGACAGAACCGATCGCGTGCGCCTCAATTCGAGCCCGATACTGACGAACCCAAGTCCGGGCGGACGGTACAACACCGGCGTGGTCGATTCGGTCACGGGTCTAATCACAGGGGCACCCAAGCCATGAAACCGGAAAACAAAAACGTCGCAGCTCAGGCCAAGCAGATTGAGTCCAGCCCAGACGAGCGCGCCGCGTTCGATGGCGAGGAGCCCAACGTCACACCGGAAGAGCAACAGCAATACGACACCATCGTCTACAAAGCGATGGAGATGCTCTACTCCGACGATCGCATCGTCCCCATGCTGGAAAAGCTGAAGGCCGGGGCGAACAACATCTCGAAGGAGATCGGCCACACCGCGGCGATGGTAATGACTTCGCTCGTGCAGACCGTCGCCCAGAGCGATCAGGAGATCCCAGAGGAGATCCTGTACAACGCCGGGCAGGAGGTGGTGTCCCAGATCGTGGACATCGCCACCGCGGCCGGCATCGTCAGCGAGGAGCAGTCGCAGGACGTGGCCGAAGCCGCGCTGTATGAGGGGCTGCGTATCTGGGGCCAGAACATGGGGCGCGACGGCCAGATCACCGACGCCCGCGCCATCGAGGCGAAGCAATCGCTGACGCAGGCCGGCATCGAGCAGGACATCAGCAAGATTCCCGGTCGCGGTCAAGCTGAGCAACCTCCTCCCGCTGGGCCATCGGGTCAGCCGCCCACCCAGCCGGGTCCGCCGCAGGCAGGGCCGCCTCAAGCGCGTCCGCCGCAAATGGGGGGCATCGTCAACCAAGCAGCCGGAGCGCAACAATGAGCATGTCATGGGGTGGGGTCATCGCGAGCGCGCTCGCTGGGGGAGCGGCCGGCGCGATGGGGTCGGTGGCGAAGGACATCGACGAACAACAGAAGTCAGCGATCCAAGCGAAGCGCGACGCCACGCTGGCGCAGCTGGCGCGCGAGAACCACAAGGCGAACGCTCAAGCGTCTGCCGACATCGATCTGGCCCAGATCCCACTGAAGGCCGCCGCCACCAACGACGCCCTCAACGCTGCATCTACTGATGCCAATACGCGCGAGGTCGCGGCGATCAAGGCGAAGGCTCCGGCAATGGCCGAGGCCGCTGGCAAGCTCACCGCGGCGCAAGAGGCCGAGAAGTTCCACACTCTCTCGCCCGGCGTCCGGTTGGTCAAGGGAGACAAGGTCGTCATCGACGGCGCTCCTCGCGAGCTCACCGCGGAAGAGGCCGACTACTTCAACGCTCGCGCCGACGAAGCCCGCGCCCGCGGCAACCAAGCGCAAGCGAAGGCCGACAAAACGGAGGCGGGTTCAGGCGCGAAGCCAGACAAAGTGAAAGCTGAGAAGCCGTTCGCATGGGAGGCCGAGAAGGGGTCGCGTGAATGGTCGCAGGACAAGACAACCGGCTACTACAAGCGGGTCATCAGTGGCAAGGCTGGAGATCCGGGCAGTTCAGGTTTTCTTGGCATGGGCAAGCGTGACCCGGTGCCCGCCAGCGAAGGCGTCACCGAGTATTACGCCCCGGACAAGAAGACCAAAGTGACGTTTGAAGAGGTGGACGCCAAGCGCAACGAAGACTCAGGCAATAAGCCGCGCGCATCGGGCGTCGTAAACACTGGGGCCGCTCCCGCCTCGGCAGACGACCCGGTGGCGCTCGCGAAGGCGGCGTACCAGTTCATCAAGCAGCACCCTGAAAAAGCGGCTGATGTCAAGGCGGCGTACAAAGCAAAAACCGGGAAAGATCTGCGCCCATGAGCAACCCGTTCGACTACCTGTTAGGCGACAAGAGTTCGGCTCCGGCCGAGGTGAACCCGTTCGACTACTTGCTTGCGGACAAGCCGGAAGAAGAGTACCCGGACGCCGCGAGCCGGGCGGCGTCTCGCCCGCAGGTCACCGCTCCGCCGCTCGCCGACACCGAGGACGCCGTCAGCCGCAGAGCAGATGTCAGAAAGTCTGCTGAGCCTCTGACCAGCAGCTTGGTGGACGCCGGCATAGGCGGGCTCCAGAGGGCGGGCGCCGGCGCGCTCGACGCGCTATGGGGTTTCGCTCAGCAGTCTGAGGCGCGCAAGGCAAAGGCAGCAGAGACTGGCATCACGCTTGCTGGCGATCCAATGTCTACCGCGCAAGACATCGCCGCCATGCTGCTCCCGAAGGACGACGCTGGAAGCGTCAAGCGATTCGAGTCGGCCAAGCAGCTGGAGGATATGGCAGAAGCCAACGCGCCGGTGCTCCAGAAAATGGGCGTCACTCAGGCGTGGAAGAGCGATCAATTCGCACCGTGGCTGCTGACTCAGGCTGCGTCCCAGACGCCATCGTACGCCGCCATGCTGGCCACGATCTTGGTTCCCGAGCTCGCTCCGGCCACGCTTCCCATGATGGGGATCACCGCCGGCGGCAACCAGTACGCTGAGAACCGCAAGGCCGGGGTGTCCATCGATGCATCGGGAACGGACGCCACGCTCAACGGATTGATCGAGGCTGCCAGCGAGGGGCTCACGTTCGTTGGCGCAAAGATAGCGGCGCCCGCCTTCAAGGCGATCGTCGAGTCCATCCCCGACAGCATGAAGCGCACGCTGGCCACGTCGTTGATCGCTCGCGCGGTTGCCGGAGTCGGCGTTGTCGCGGGAGGCGGGCTAGGCGAGGGCGCAACGGAAGGCATCGGGCAGGTTGGACAAGACCTGTCGCAAAAATACATCGCCGGGAGAGATCCGGGCGACATGACCGAGAACGCGCTCAGCGCCACCGTCGGGGCGATGTTGCCCGGCGCCGGGTTCTCTGCTGCGGGCATGGGTCGCGCCGCTGTCGGAGACGCGTTGCAGAGGCGCAGCGAGGTATCAGAGGCAGACGCCGCCCAGACCAGCGCGGAATCGAAGGCATCCGAGATGTTCGGAGGAATGAGGCCGGCCGCCCCCGGACAGGCCCAACCGATCCAGCCGTACACCGGATCGCCCACCCCTCCGGTGGTTCCTGCGCTACCGGCGCCCGGACGCACCGTCGCCGAGGTATCCGCCCAACCCCTGCCGGTCACCGAGGTGCCAACGGTAGACCCCGCTCAGGCGCACGCAGACGCGGTTGAGGCGGCCCGCGCCGCCACCGAGGCATCCAGAGCCTCCGCCAACTGGGCGCCGCCTCCTGCGCCCGCTACGCAAGCCGGAGCGGCACCGCAGACCGCGTCGCAGATCGACATCTCTGAAGCCGACCCGTCCGCTTCCATCGCCGCCATCGCCGCGGCACCCATCACGCAGGTGGGCGCGAGCCCGACGTACCCGGACGGCGTCCCCCAAGACACGCACCATAATAGTGCGGGGGATCTGGCCAACACCCTGTTCGAGATCGATGCGCTGAAGAAGGCCGCCAAGACGGCGCCGAAGGAGCAGCGCGCCCAGCTCGCCGCGAAGGCCGAGGAGCTGATCCGCGGAGCCCGCGCCATGCTCGCGGACTACGGCGCCAAGTACGGGTCCGCCGCAGCCGGCAACCTGCACCGCACCGCGGCCGAGACGTTGCAGACGCTGAAGGGTCACTACGCCAGCCTGCAAAAGCCCGCCGTTCAAGTTCCCGGCGCGTCCACGGAACGTGAACAAGTCACGGGCCTGAACATCGAGGTGCCGAGTCTGGACGCGAAGGCGGCGCCCGTCACCATCCCCAGTCCCATCGGGCCCGCCCCCGCGCGGCAGCCGGTGGCAGGCGAGCTGCCGAAGATCGAGATGCCCGGGACGACTCCCGGCGCCGTCCCGGCTGCGTCCGCGGCCGAGGGCGTGCAGCAGATCGCCGCCCAGCAAACGTACCCCGGAAGCGTCGAGGCGCGCGGTATCCACTACGGGAACACCGCCAACCTGACCAGCCTGCTGGGTGGGCGGTACGGAACAGGCGCGTCCATGTGGAACGGCGAGGAGCGCGGCCGTCTCCAAACGGCGCCCGACACCGTCAAGCAGCGGGTCTACTTCTACGAGCACGACGGCATCAAGCTGCCCGAGCCCGAGGGAGTGGTAACGGGCACGCACGCCTACGAGGCGAAGCTGCCGGGCCTGCTGGACGTAACGACCAAAGAGGCCGCGGCGCTGATGAAGGCGGTGCCCCGCGACTCGCAAGGGCGCATGGACCTGAACGCGTTCGAGCAAGCGGTCCACGACGCCGGCTACTCCGGGTACAAGCACGGCAACCAGATCGTCACCCTCGGACGGGACGTCCCGGTCAAGTACCTCGGCACGCGCTTCGAGGCGCTGAAGGCCGAGCGCGAGGCGTCCACCAACGCGCCAAAAAACCCGGCGGAAACCAAGCCCGCGGAGTCCAAGCAGAAAGAGGCGGTAGCGTCCGAAAAACGTGTACATATTTCGCAGGCGTACGCAGAGATCGCCGTCGCCGACGCGCACCCCTCCGTCCAGCGGATCGTCACGTCACCGCTTGACCCGGACGTTGCGGCGGCTCAGGGACCGGACGTCACCAACCTGCGTGCGCCCACCCCGAAAGAGCAGCGCGCGTTGGCCGGCATCCTTCAGGGATTGCTCAACGCCGGGATGCCATCGCAGCTGCTCGACGGCGTCACCGGGTTCCACGTCTACACCGCTGCCGACCCCACCGAGCGCGCCCAGCAATACAGCGCCGGCGACGGCCGGGAGCTGGGGATCACCCAGAAGGTGTTGCTGAAGCTGATGGCAGGCAACGCTCAGGAGAAGGTCGACGCGCTGACCACGATCGCGCACGAGGTCGACCACCACGTCAGCAACCACTGGACCGAGCGCACGGGCTGGACGTCGCTGCCCTCGCAGTCCCCGCGCATGGCGATAGCGTGGGATCCGTACGGCAAGACCCGGGAGCCGATGGGCGACATGATGTCCGAGGCGGTCGACTTCTACCTCAACCCCGACAGCGACCCGAACTTGGTCCGCTATCTGGAGTACCCGCTCGGCGTCTGGGACGCGAAGGTTGGCGCCAACCAGAGGGACAACCACACGCGGTTCCTGCAAGAAGAGGTCATGGCCCAGCTCGCTGGACTGTGGTATACTGCTCCTAATACCATGAAAAAAGAGCTGCCTATCGCAGCCAAATACTTCGAGGACAGAGACAATGCAATCCGAAAAGAACCCAACGCCAGCCTCAAGCGAGTCCGCGATATTGCTGCGGATGGGCTCCAGATCGCAAGAGATGGCAACGCAGCTGAAGGATCCAAAGGTGCTGGCCAAAAGGCTGGAGCTGCGCGATCCGTCGAACCCGGTGCGGGTGACGAAAAACTAAACAAGTCGCGCCAGCCCAGCAACCGGGAGCTGGCCGAAGGAGATCGACGGGGAGTCCTCGACTTCATTCTGTCGACCGAAAAGAAGACCCTCAACAAGATCGAGTCGGCGAAAAACTTCGTCTCGATCTTCCTGTCGATGCCGTCGACAAAGGAAATGGCGGCCATCGCATGGGCGGGCAAGGCGAAAAAGGGATGGTATCGCAGCGCGTCGTACGCTCTCCACCATGTGTTCGGGCTCGACGCGCCGCGGTTCGCGGTGCTGCTCGCGGCGATGTCCCCGCAGACCAGCGTCGAGGACAATCTGAGGGGCGCGCTCCAGACGTGGGTGCTGTGGCAGAAGGCCGGGCGCCCGGTGGCGCACGCCGCCATCGAGAAGCTGATGAAGGAAGGCATCCGCGGAACGGGCGTGATCGGGGACACCGATCGCAACAACGTCATCCGCGCGCTCACCCACCCCGATCCGGCTGGCATGCTGATCTCTGGCCCGAAGATCAACTCGTTCTACCGCAACCTGATCGACGACGTCAACGAAGTGACGAACGACAGCTGGATGGCAGCGTTCGCCGGCGTGGACGCCGCAATCTTTGGCGGCCTCACCACGCCGCTGACGAAGAACGGTGGCATCGTCACCAACCCCGGGAAGGGCGCCGGATATCTCGCCATGAGCGCGCACGTCAGGCAGGCAGCCGCCATGCTGACGAAGCGCACCGGAGAAGTGTGGACGCCAGCCGAGGTGCAGGAGACGATCTGGTCTTGGGCGAAGACCCTCTACGAGATGGGCGGCAAGAACCGCACGGCCGAATCGATACTCAACAACAAGGAGCTGACTGATGCCCTCATTGCCGCAACCCCAGATTTTGGATCCCTCTTCACGGTCGGCGAATACGCCAATATCCTCCGCAATGGAGGGCTCGCCGCGGGGGTTGAAAATCTTGCAGCAGCACGCAGAACAAGTGCTGAAAATGAAGGACGAAACCCCCATCCAAGCAGTGCAGGACAAAAGGCTCCGTTTACTTCAGGCGTTCAATCCGTCTTTGAAAGTCGGGCCGCGCGGCGTCTCGACGCAGTCAGGAAATCGAGAGCAGAAGAAAGCGCCCGCGCCGCTGCCGCCAAAGCAGAAAAAGCATTAGCCTTCGCCGCCGAACTGGGCGTGATGAAGGATCAGGAGAAGTACGAGGCGGACGATCCGATCAACGCTAACCCGCTCGACTTCCGCGAGTCGCCTGAAGAGGCGATCAAGAAAGATGGATGGGCGTTCATCACGGCCACCGTCGAGGACCGCGCTGCTTCGTACAACACCGTCGCAAACAAGGAGCTGTTGAAGGATCTGAAGGCGCTTGGGTTCGGGTTCGAGGCAGTGCAAGGTATGTGGCGCGGTGTCTATCAAGGCAACAGCTACATCGTCTACGCGCCCACCTCGATCTCTCTCAAGCTGGCAGAGAAGTACCATCAGGAGGCGATCACGACGAGTCAGGGATTCGAGTACGTTGATGGACGGTTGGAGCGCGCGGACCACAGCAAGGACGTGGTGGGCGAGGAAGCAACCAAGCTGCCCGGATACACGATCCTGCCCGACGGCACGCCGATCTCTATTGGATTCATGCCGGCACAGAAGAACGCGAACAAGAGCACCGGGATCGCTGCGGACGCCGATCGCATCGCGGCCATACCGGAAGCGAAGCGCGACGACATCGAGTTCGGGAACCTGCCGGGCGGGTATCCGGCGCACAACTTGTTCGAGGCGCGCAAACTGTTGCCAAAGCCATCGGAGAAGCTGAAGAAGATCACCGAGCGCAACTCCTACACGCTGTACGACGAGTACCACTACATCGCCAACGTGGACGGCAAGCACTACGGCATCTCCGAGTACGAGGATCCCGACAACGCTGAAGACGCGGACGAGGACACCAGCGGCAAGGTGTTCGCTTACACGCCGCTCGAAGCGCCGAGCCTACGCATGACCGAGACGCAAACGCATGACCCGGCCGAGCTGTTCGCGGAGATCCGCGCCGGCTACGGCAACAAGTCGGCAAGCACAGAATCTCTGGCCGGCGACGGGCGAGAGCACACCGCTTTCTTCAGCGCGGCGTCGCGCGGCGAGCGAGCTCCAGACGCGAAGGTGCCGTACGTTCCGACGCTGGACATCAGCTCCAACGCTGGGTTCACCGCCGAGTACCTGAAGCACCGCGGCAACTTCGACGACCACATTGCCACCAGCATCCCCGGGTTCCGCGAGGTGCAGCAGGCAGTGGGAGACGCGATCGTGCGGAGCTACCCGGAAGGCGCGCAGCTGCTCGACATTGCGGCGAGCGAGGGCGCGTTCAACAAGGCGATATCTGCCACCTCCGAGGGCAGGATCGAGACGCTTGCGCTCGACCCCAACCTGACGATGGCCAAGCACTTCAAGGACATCAGCACGGTCCCGGGCGCGACGTACGACGTCTCCGCGTTCGGATCGGCGGAGGACGCGGGCAAGGAAGCGTGGACCGAAGACGATGGGACGAAGATCCTAACGTTCGATCCAAAGATCAAGTACGACGTGATCCACGAGTCGATGGGGTTCCAATTCATCTCGAACACGCGCGACCCGCAGTTCGCGCGCGTGAAGGAGATGATGCAACCGGACGGCATCGCGCTGTTCGAGGAAAAGGTCATCGGCAACACCGAGGAGTGGAAGGCGCGCGAGAAGAAGAAGGACCGCTACAAGGCGCGCTACTACACGCCGGATCAGCTCGCGGCCAAGAAGGCCGAGGTGCTGGAGAAGGGGCAGGCCGCCGCCGACAAGGCGGAGTCCGCTCGCGAAGAGCAGATCGTTGGCATGCACAGCTCGATGCTGACCGAACCGCAGACCGAAGTCGCGCTGAAGAAGCACTGGAAGTACGTCTCGCAATACTGGGACAGCGGCAACTTCAAGGGCTACGTCGCCGGCGACAGTCAGGCCAGCGTGCAGCGGTTCCTGTCCAATCTCACCGACCTGAACAGCGAATACTCGAACGTCGAAACGCCGGTCGCGATAGGCGCCCCCATGAACGATCTGACGGTTCCCGTGAAAGTGGAAGTGACCGAGTCAGAAACTGGAAGGACGGCGGAAGTCACCATGCCAGCGGATGAGGCGCTGAAGGCGCTCGACGGCGACATCGAACAGACCCGAAAGCTGCTGCTATGCCTATCCGCCTGAGCCAAGCTGACATCGCCAAGCGCGGCGGGACGTACACGATTCAAAAGCAGGCGCCCGTAATCAAGGCGCCACCGCCGCCACCTTCTCCGCCCACCCCTCCGGTGCCGCAAGCACCAGACCCGATCCACATGGAGCGCATGATGACAGTGGTCAGCGCGGGGCAGGAAGTAGCGGCAGAGAAGCTGTCTCAAGTCATCGACTTGCTGGGTCGTTCCGGTGGGTCATGGGACGTTGAAGTAACCGAGCGCGACGAGGACGGCCGCATCAGTCGTCTGAGTTTCACCAAGACCCTATAAGGAGCATCAAATGTCAATGAGCAACGCAACCGAGAACCAGACCCTCAAGATGCACCTTCAGGGTACCGATCCGGCGTATCGAGCTGGCGCGACGCAATACCTCGCGCTGGTTACAGACGCGGCCGGAGCCGTGAGCGAGGCAGCGCCAATCGCAAACGAATGCACCTACACCGGGTACGCTCGCGTGGCGATTACGAAGGCCAGCGCGTGGACCGACGGCGGATCCGCGTTCACCAACGCCGGCCTGATCCAGTTCGGCAAGCGCACCGACGGCGGAGCGACGCAAACTGCGACCGCGTTTGTGGTGGTGGATACGGCGTCTGGCGCCATCTCTCAGGGCATCATCGGCGTGCTGTCTGCGTCGCTGGCAATCAACCAGAACATCCAGCCGCAGTTCGCGATCGGCGACCTCACCGTCAACGCCGAGTAACATGGCAGGATTTCACAACGTCAGGGCTCTGGCCGAGTCGCTGGTCGACAACGGCAAGACGTGGATGTCCACGTTCCGCAAGGTGCCAGCGTCCACCGCGACCATCACTGGTCAGTGGTTCGACTACTCGTACGCATCAGGCAACCCGATCCCGAATTACTACGCCGCGGCGCCGCTAGAAGCGGCTCTGCTGGAGTCGAACAAGGGGATCATCGTTCCGCGTATGACCGGAACCGATCGGCAGTTCTTGCACCGCCTGACCGTGATGTCTGCCGGGGCTACGTCTTCGATTCAGCCGCTGATCCTGATGGACTACCTGCTCTACTACCCGTTCGTAGACATGGACGCGGCCGGCGAAGATCAGGCGATGGCGCAGACCTCGGCGCTCTCGCGTTACGCCGACGGCGTTGGTTTGCAGATGATGGTGGTGGCGCAGAGCATCACGGTGGGCGGAGGAAGATTCACGATCACCTACACCGACTCCGACGACGTGCAGCAGACGACGACCTCGATGTTCTGCGCGGCGGCCCAACCTTCAGGGGCCATCGTCAGCGCGTGCCTGTCGACCGGCGGGCTCACTCCTTTCGTTCCGCTGGTTGCTGGCACCAAAGGGATCAAGCGCGTCGACTCCTGCAACTTCTCGGTGGCGAACGGCGGGCTGTGCGCGATCGTGCTGGTGCGTCCGTTGCAGTCAACGCAGACGCTGGAGTCGTGCGCTGTTGCGGCCATCGGAGCGGCACATGAAGTGGAAGCGATGCGCCTGCGCGGCGGAATCGTGGAGATCAAGGACGGCGCTTTTCTCGGCTTCGCCGGGCAGGGTGTTGCTGGAAGTTTGGCCTCGTCTCCATTGGTGGGGATGATTGAAACTACTTGGGGATGACATGGGATTTTCTTCGCAAGACGATCTGCTCAACCAGATCACGGTGAACGGAAAGTACGGACGCATCGACTACAACGCGGTCACGCCGATCGCTGGCGTAGCCGGGACGTGGACCGACTTGGGCATGTGTACCGGCAGCGTTCCGGTGAAGACGTACGCCGGCACGTCTCTTACCTACGTCCCCACCGACGACACTTGGGCGGAAGGTGCGGTCTGGCACGGGGGCAACGTCTCGACTGCCACCAAGCACTTCCTGAACGCCGCGGCCACCGTGTTCGCAGCCGCTGGGGCACCGTGGATCCTCATGTGCGTTGACCAGTTGGGGTACGTCCCGATCACCGGCACTGACGTGACGTCGGCTGTCGCGCGCACGGTAACGATGACCGCCCTCGGAGCTGGAGCTCGCGAGAACAACGGCAGCGGGCTGCGCGCGTACTTCTCGGCCGAGGTTGCGCCGGCGACTGGTGGTCCGAATCTGACATCGTTTCAGTACACCAATCAGGCCGGGACTACTGGCAAGAACATGACGATCGCTGTCGGCATGGCCGCGGCGGCCGGCGCCATCGCAGGCGCGATCCCGCACAGCGGCAACGCGGCGACGCGCTACGCTCCGTTCCTGCCTCTGGTGGCCGGCGACTATGGCATCCGCGACATCGAAGCGTTCACGTTCTCCGGCGGCGTGGCATACACCGGCACGGGCCAGCTGGTGCTGCACCTCGTGCGCCCGCTGTGGCAGCTGCCCATTCCAGCATCCGGCGTTCTCGCCGAGCGCGACTTCGTCAACCAGCTTCCCAGCCTGCCGAAAATTCATGACGGTGCGTGCCTCAAGTTCCTTCTGTTCCAGACCGGCGCGACCACCACGACGAGCCCGATCAACGTCTTCGCCGACTACGCATACGGAGGCTGAGTGTCGCTGATCCGTAACGGCGCGCACGTCATCTCCGGCCTGAACCGATATTTCGGCGCGGTCGGAGCGGCAACGCTGCCGGGCAACTTCGACAAGACCGGGGCGCACCGCAACTTCCGCTCCGGCGAGCACAGCGTTCAATACGCCACCGAGAAGAGCGGGTTCCCCAACGGGTACCGCCACCCGGCTGCGTGGTTGCAGCCGCAGATCGGCGGAGCCATGTCTTCGCGCGACGAAGCATACGTCACGCTGTCCGCGGCCGGCGTGGGAGCCGAGGGCGTCAACCTGATCGGCGCCTCCGTCATTACGCTGGATTCAATCGGCGTCGGCGGCCTGATCGCTGGCGCGGTCGGATCGGCGGTCATCTCTCTGACGGCGACCGGCGATATGTTCGCCGCGATCGGCGCGCAGGGCACGGCCACCATCACCATCAACGGAGCGGGAACGATGGGCGCGCTCGGATGGCTGGTCGGAGCCGCGGGCATCACCGTCACCGGCTCGCTCACCCCGTACGCCGTTGGCCATATGGTCGGCACCACCGTAGAGCAGGGGCTGACGGTTACCGGGATCACCAATTCTGTCTGGGCCAAGATCATCGAAGCGGGCTTCACCGCCGAAGAGATCCTGCGCCTGCTCGCCGCGCACGCCGCGGGCAACGCGCTGACGCTGGAAACGAACCCAGAGTTCTACTCGCTGGACGGCAGCAAGACCCGCATCGCGGGTACCGTCGCCGCTGGAACGAGGACGATCACCACTCGCGACGGCGCGTAGCATGGTCTGGCGCGGGGTCTGGGACGGGGTCTGGGACGGGAACTGGGAAGGCGTAGCTACCCCACTGGCTCCCGGGTTCATCCGGGGCTCTGCGACCATCCTGCTGTCTTCCGTAGGCACGCTGTCTGTGCCTTTGGTGGACGGCTCGATGGTGGGCGCGGCGACAATTACGATCGGCGCGACCGGATCAATCACCTTCGTCGATTCGGCTCCCCCGATCGAGGTTACCCAACCCACGCCGGCGCCGGGAACCTACGGATCGGTCGGGCAACGCACCAACGTCCACGTCTGGCGCGGCGAGGATCTGTCGCGGCGCATGACAGATCGGCGCGCTCCCCCGTCGCGCGACAACAGCGACGCCCAAGACCTGCTGGACATCGTTCAAATCTTTGACGAGCTGCGGCTCGCGGCATAGGAAAACACATGGGAAGTCTGGCGCACTGCATGAAGCGGAACGGAATCGGCGAAGCGGATCAGAAGGAGATCCGCGAGGCCGCGGCGTCGTTGCGGTCGGACGGCTATCCGGCGCAGGACGCCGCCGTCACCGCCGTGAAGGATCGGCTCGATTCTCTGATCCAGAAGCGCGAAGACGTGATGGATCAAGTCGGGAAAGCGCAGCCCAAGCCGACGCCGAGGGTGTCGAAGAACAAGGCGCAGGAAGAGACGCAAGCGTTCCAGACGTGGTTCGGTGACAGCGTGACGACGATGAACGGTGCGCCGGGCGGCGTGCCGCTGGTCCTGTATCACGGCACCCGAGCGTACGATGACTTCGACGTGTTCAACACCTACAAAGGGGAGATGGGTTCGCACTTTGGAACGCAGGCGCAGGCGGCCCAATTCGTCCCCGGGTCCAACGCTGAAAACTTGGCGATGGGAATACAGAGCGCAATGACGCAGTCTGGAGTACAACGCAGCAGAGTGATGCCGGTGTACGTCAAGCTGGAAAATCCTCTGCGCCTGAACGACGAAGGCAACTTCGACAACGAAACTGTGGTGAGCCAGCTCATCGATCTGGGCATCGTCGAAGACTCTCGATGGGACGAGCTGGTGAACGCCCACAACCAAGATGGAATCAAGGCCGCCATCAAGGGCGCCGGGTACGACGGCATCGTATACCTCAACCGCAGAGAGGGCGTCGACCTCAGAGAAGACGACGGGTTCTCGGCCGTGAACGAGTACACCGACAAGGCGTTCAAGCGGCGCTACCCTGCTGCCGCGGATTCGTACATCATCTTCGATCCTCGGCAAGTGAAGTCGGCCACCGGCAACAACGGAGAGTTCAGCCCGCGCGAGCCGAACTTCAGCAAGCACCGGGTTCCGTCTCCCAACGGCGCGTGGAACACATGGGTGGCCCCGGACATCACGAGCCCGAAGTGGGAGGCGGTCGTTTTCAACCTGCAAGACAAGCACCTCGACACCAAGAAGATCATCGCTGCCATCGAATCGTCGCGCGGCGTGGCTCTGCCCGAAGCGCAGAACGCCTACCTGCAAGAAGAGCTGTATCACGGCCGCGCCGGGAAGCTGTCCGACGACTTCATGCAACGCGAGCTGAAGCCGCTGATCCAAGACTTGGCGCTGCGAAAGGTTTCGCTCGACGACTTGGAGACGTACCTGCACAACCGGCACGCCGAAGAGCGCAACATCCAGATCGCGAAGATCAACCCGCAGATGCCAGACGCAGGATCTGGAATCAAGACCGCTGACGCCCGCGCCTACCTCGCCGGCCTGCCGTCCGCCAAGCGCGCCGCATACGTCGCGCTCGCGCGCCGAGTCGACGCCATCATCGCGCGAACCAACCAGATGCTCGTCAGCGAGGGGCTGGAATCCCAGAAGACGATCGACGCATGGAACGGAGCCTACAAAAACTACGTCCCGCTGCATCGCGAGGACGTCGACTCTGACTCGCTGAGCGGGACAGGGCAGGGGTACACCGTCAAGGGGTCGGCATCGAAGCGCGCAACAGGATCCACCAAGCCGGTCGAGAACATCGTCGCAAATCTCGCCATCGCACGCGAGAAGACGATCACGCGCGGCGGGAAGAACAGAGTCGCTACGGCGCTCGTCAACCTCGCACTCTCAAACCACAACCCCAGCTTTTGGTCGGTTGACAACCCGGAGATGATCAAGTACGTCGGCCCGAGCGGGATCGTCATCTCGACGATCGACCCCATGTGGAAGTCGCGCGACAACGTCGTCGTGGCCCGCATGCCGGACGGCAAGGGCGGAGTCGTGGAGCACGCGGTCGTCTTCAACAAGCACAACGCCCGGGCCGTACGCATGGCGTCGTCGATGAAGAACCTCACGGCGCCGGAGCTCGGCGTCGTCATCGGCGCCGCGGCGAAAGTGACGCGCTACTTCGCCGCCATCAACACCCAGTACAACCCGATCTTTGGCGTGGTGAACATCGTTCGCGACACCCAGCAGCTGTTCTTCAACCTGACGACTACGGCCATCGCCGGCAAGCAGCTGGCCGTGCTGCGCGGAATACTTCCGGCGCTGGTGGGTACGCTTCGAGATCTGCGCTCAGACCGCAAGGGGCGCCCCGCTCGATCTGGGTGGGCGCAAACGTACGAGGAGTTCCAGAACGCCGGCGGCGCCACCGGGTACCGCGATATGTTCGTCACCCCGGAGGATCGCACCAAAGCGATCGAGAGGGAGATCAAGCACGCCGGCAGGGGCAAGGTGCGCGCGGTCCCGCGAGAGTTCATCAAGTGGGCAGGGGGGTGGCTGAGTGACTACAACACGGCGATGGAAAACGCCACCCGCCTGTCCGCCTACAAGGTGGCGCGCGACAACGGAGTCTCGGTCAACAAAGCCGCGAGCATCGCGAAGAACCTCACCGTCAACTTCAACCGCAAGGGCAACGTGTCGAGCCAGATCGGATCGCTCTATGCGTTCTTCAATGCGTCGGCGCAGGGCACGGCCCGCTTGTACGAAACGATCCGGGGTCCGAAGGGCGCGGTCATCGTAGCCGGGGGCGTGCTGGCTGGCGTCCTTCAAGCGTTTGCTCTGGCCGCGGCCGGGTTCGACGACGACGAGCCGCCGGAGTTCGTCCGAGAGCGTTCGTTCATCATCCCCATCGGTGGCAAGAAATACGTCACGATCCCCATGCCGCTGGGCCTCAACTTCCTGCCCAACGTCGGGCGCGTCGGCGCCGAGCTCGCGCTGACCGGAGGCAAGGACGCGACCAGCAAGACGCTCAACCTGCTCGGCCTGATGTTCGACACGTTCAGCCCGGTAGGCGGAGGATCGTCGCCGGCGCAGGTCGTCGCGCCCACCCTGTTCGATCCCGCGGTCGCGCTGCTGGAGAACAAGGACTGGACCGGGAAGCAGATTGCGCGGCCAGACATGAACCCGCTGAATCCCAGTCCGGGGCACGAGCGGGCCAGCGAAAAAGCATCACCGTGGGCGCGCTGGATGTCAGAGGCGATCAACGTAATGAGCGGCGGCACCGAGTTCACCCCGGGACGCCTGAGCCCAACGCCAGACGCGATCGACTACGTTGCCGGCCAGATCGGCGGCGGCGTGGCGAGAGAGGTAGCGAAGGTGGGCGCGACGATCAGTGCAGCCGGAACCGGAGAGGAGCTGCCGGCGCACAAGATCCCGTTGGTCGGGAGATTCTACGGCAACGCTGATGGTCAGACGAAAGAGGGAGCCGCCTTCTACCGAAACGTGATCGAGATCAACAAGCACGAGCGCGAGCTCAAGGGGCGCGAGGCGAACGACGGAGACGTCGAGGGATACTATCAGGACAACCCGGTTGCCGAGCTGGTGAAGGAGGGGGCGCAGGCGGAGCGGGAGGTGTCTAAGCTGAGGAAGGAGCGCCGCCAGCTGGTGAAGGACGGTGCTCCGCCGTCAGAGGTGAAGGCGATCGAGGCCGAGATCACTGACGCGATGCGCGACCTCAACGAGCTGGTCAAAGAAGCCCGTCGACCGTGAGAGCGTACGTCACCAGAGCGGAGCAGCCGGCGGCGAACGCCAAGACCCATCCGATCCAGCTCTCCCTTACCGTCCGCTGTAGTACAGGCACCATTGCCAGTGACCGAGGTGGACATACAGGCGCTTGGACGTGAAGTCGACGTAGTACCCCGGAATCACGGTCCACGATCGAGTGAGGAACCCGCAAAGATGACGATGGTACGTCTTAGCGGGGCGCATGGCTCGCTCCCTTTTTCGCTTGCTTGGAAGAGCGCACGATATCGGCGGCCATGAACGCCGCGGTGCGAAGCGCCGACTCACTCATCGAGCTCTCGCTAATCCACTTCACCATCGTGTCCACCACGTTGCGGAACGCACTCACCTCCTCGTACGCGTGCCGCGCCGCATGGATGCCGTACAGTTTCCCCTCGCTCACGCTCCCTCCGATCCAACGTGTCCGCCCTCAAATAAGTCGAACGTGTAGGCGTCGACTCGCGCTTGCTTCTTCGCGCAGCACGCTCCCATGCCCGCCGCTATGCTGGAGCGGCTGGTAAGCAGCCTGCCGCATGACCGGCACGTTGTCGCCGCAGCCGGGGCTGGCCCGACGGCGGCTTCTAGGATGCGACTGAGACGCTGCACCCACAGATTAGAACGGGATGTCGTCATCGAAGTCCGCCTGATCGACTTCCTTTTCCTTCGCCGCGGGCTTCGCCGCCGGTCGAGCTGCCGGGCGCTCCTCTTCGTCTCCGGCCGGCTTGCCGCCGAGCAGTTGCAGCTTGTCGCACACGATCTCGGTCGAGTAGTGCGTGACGCCTTCCTTCTCGTACTTGCGCGTCTGCAAACGTCCCTCGACGTAGATCGGCTTGCCTTTGGCGATGTACTCACCGGCGATTTCGGCGAGCCGCTTGAAGAACACCAGACGGTGCCACTCCGTCTTCTCGACTTTCTCGCCCGTCGTCTTGTCCTTCCACGTCTCGCTGGTGGCGATCGTGACGTTGCAGATGGCGTCCCCGTTCTGGAGATACTTCATCTCCGGGTCGCGCCCAGCGTTTCCGATCAAGATCACTTTGTTGACTGATGCCACGTTCGTCTCCTCTGGTTGGTGGTGCGATTATAGCACTTACATATCGAAAATGTTCTGCTCAGAATTGATTGCTGTGATGAGCGCCTTGTGGATGAAGCGAGCGCGCTGCTTGATGCGCCTGTTGCGCTCGCGCCACTGACGGTGCTCCTTGACGACTGCGATCTGCGGCAGAGGGGCTAACCCCTCCACCGCTGCCGGAGCACTCAATGGTGGAACGCCCAGAGCCTGCATCTCTGCATCATTGCGCTCGATCAGATCTCGCAGCGCGTGCTCTTCGTTCATCTTGCGACGCACGCGCCACGACACCTGCGGGATCATCAGTCCGAGCAGGGCGATCCGCTCCGCTGAGCCGGAGAACCCCTTGAAGGGTTCCGCGGCGGCCTTTGCCTTTGCTGCTTGACGCGCGAACATGGAGCCTCCTATTTGCGAATGGCGACGATGGAATCCTGATACGCTTCGAGCCCGCCGATCTTCAGCTTGCCGTCGGTCGCGGCCATCAGCTTGTCGGCCACGCCCTGATTGAACGAGATCAGGTTGAGGTAGTCCGGGTTGGCGGCGATGAATTGCACGAGCTCGACCCAGTTGGAGATCTTCGCCTTCCACACCTTGCGGACGCTGTTTCCGCCCACCTGCGTGACCATCGGCGCGACCACCGCAGCCGGCGCCATCGCGGCGACTTCCCGCACCGCGGCGGCCATCTCGATGTTCCCCTTCTTCTCCAGCTTGGCGGCAGCCTTCTCGGCCGCGATTGCTGCTTCGCGCGCCAGACGATCAGCCTCGGCCTGCGTCTTGCGCTGGATCTCTGCCTGCTCGTTGACGTACGTCACCATCTTCGACTTGATCAGGCTGATCGAGTTGTCGTAGTCCGCGATCACCGGAGTGAAGATCTTCTGCACCGCATCCTTCGCGGCGTTGATCGGGTCGACGATCGTCTTCCGCATCGCCTCGATTTCATCGCGGCGGGCCTTCGCGGCCTTCGCGGCGATGGACCCGATCTCGTATGTGTCCTGATCGTCGATGATGATGCGCGACGCCATCTCTGTGGCGTACCCGGCGACTGGGAGTTTCGGGGTATCGTATTTGACGACGGTGTTCATTGGCCCTCCTTTGGGCTGGGTGAGTAGAGAACCCATTGTGCCTGACGTTCTGGAACGCGTCAAGCGTTTTTGCGCTTCCACATGAAAACGTTCAACAGCGCCATGAACGTCGCGTTCTCGTGCGCGTGAACGGTGCGCTCGAATCCTCCGTTGCTCAGCAGGCGAACCGACCACAGCTCGTCCGCCGGAGCGTCTGCCATCATGCTGTACCCGCTGAGCTGCACCGACACCGACGGGTTGAGCGAGTGCGTCGCCTTCATGTCGATCAGGATGCGCTTTCCTTTGTGCGTCGCCCACCTGTCTGGCGTGCCCGCGTACAGGTAGGTCTTGTGGTACCCGGGCGTCTCTATCTGCGTCAGCTCCGGCTTAAACTCGTGCATGAATTTCATCCACCCTGAGACGTACCCCTCCAGCTGCGGATCCAGATCTTCAGTGTCCAGCGTTCCGAGATCGAATAGCTCGCACGCCTTGTGAACCGCGGTCCCGCGAGCTCGCGCAAACTCCAGCGCGCTGGGTGGCACGCGAGAGAAGTCGACGATCGGGCGAAGGATTGAGCTGACGCTCGGCAAGACGATGCCTCTCGGCAGCAGCTTGTATGTGTGCGAGGCGGCCTCGAAGTGCAGTGTGTCGCTCATGTCATTTCACCGTGTAGTAGAGCCCGACGTTCGATAGTGCGTACCCGAAATATACCAGACCCAAGTGGGGGTGTCCAACCAAATACTGCTCGACGGACACCCCCAGATAGATCAGACCAGTCAGCGCGACCAGCCAAGAGCTCACCTCCTACCCCTCCTGACCCGGCTCGCGCTCCCCGGCCCAAGCCGGCTGCCGCGCCACCCACTCGCGCAGCTTTTTGGCGCGAGTCCTCGTCAGCGTTTCCAGCGTTGCCTTGTTCTTCGCGAGCATGGTCACCACCGCCGGCATCAGATGCTTCTCCTCGATGTCCCGAGTCAACATGGCGATGGCACCCTTCGACGCCAGCGACGTGTCTTCCGGTTCGGCCGCGGGAGTCGCCTCAGCCGCTGGTTCTGCCTCCGCCGCGGGAGCCGCCTTTTCTTTCGGCGCCCTGATCGCTGGCGCGGGCGCCGGCTCTTGGGGCGTCTCGCCCGGGTTGCGTTCCTCGGTGTTGATGCCAGTCTCCAAGCACAATCCCTTGAGGAAGTTCAGCTTTTCAGCGTACGTCGCCGCCTTGCCCGG